AAAAAGCAGCAGTCTCACGGCGCTGCCAAGTCGAAGTCGAAAGAAGCGGTTGGCAAGGCTCGCGAAAAGGCCAAGTCCGCTCGCACCGCTCTGTCCGCCGCTGGCAAGCAACTGTCCGCGAAGTACAAGCAAGCTCGCGCTGCTCTGAAAGGCCTGCCGGCTGACAAGCGCAAAGCGAAAGCTGCTGCCCTGCGCACCAAGTTCGCCGCGGCCAAAGCCAAGCTGGCTACCAAGCGTACCAAGCTGTCGGCTTCGCACAAGAAGACCATCGAGAGCATCAAGTCGAAGCTGGCGAAAAAGCACCCAGGCGCCAACCCGCACCGTAAGGTGAAGGCTGCTCCTGCTGCTGCCGCTGCTCCAGCGAAAAAGCCTCGCGCCACCAAGGCTCCGGCCAAGGCAGCGACCACCAAGGCAGTCAAGGCTCCGGCCAAGAAAGCCGTAAAAGAAGCCGTTAAGTCGGCTCCGGTGAAGAAGGCAATCAAAGCCGAAGTCAAGAAAGCAGTTAAACCTGCTGCCAAGACCGAAGCCAAGAAAGCTGTGAAGGCTCCGGCCAAGAAGGCTACCAAAGCCGCGGCTACCAAAGCCGTTAAAGCTCCTGCCAAGAAAGCGACCAAAGCGGCCGCCACCAAGGCAGTAAAAGCTCCGGCCAAGAAAGCCGTCAAGACCGCAGCAAAAGCACCAGCCGCGAAGACCTCGACTCGCGCGCGTAAAGTCGCCCGCGGTTAATTCCCGCGCCGGCTAAGCTACACCAAAATACCCGGGTCTCCTAACAGAGGCCTGGGTATTTTCGTTTCTGAGGTCCAAATCGCTAATTTATTGTCACGAACTAACGTGGCAGAGCATTCCGATGCAACTACAACCAAAGTCAATTGATACCAGCCAGAATGTCGTGGACATTCGTAAGGCTCGAAATGCCAATGAGCTAATCACTGTCATTGGTCGGATCAATACTGCCTTGCGTGCTCAGCAAACCCTCAACAGCACCGAGCGGACGAAAGTCAAATTCGGCCCGCTGTCGAAGCTGTATGAAAGCCTCAGTTGGGTGTTGCAGACGCAAGCTGAACTGCAATGCGCCATGTCTATGGTGCAGCATCTGAACGATGCCAAGCGCGAGCGCTGTATCTCCGCTATCCGAATTCTCAACGCTGATCTGCTTGACCTAAAGCGGACGCTTATCTCCAGAGTCAACTCGGCTTCACGGCCTCTGATTGGCGAACGCATGAATGACCTAGCCAACGTCATTCACGACTTCCTGCGCCCGCTGTGCGAGAAGCTGTATTCGATCCACATGGCAGATCAAGATGCCACTTATGTGGCTTTTGTCGCCCGTGACGTGCGCGCCAATAGCGGGTTCGTATCGCCTGAGGTCTGCATCAAACTCAAGGAAGAAGACGGCCAGTTCTACGTCTCCCTCCCGTATTCGCCTTTCGTCGAGACAGACAACATCCCAGTGTCGTCGACCAAAGACCTCAACTACTTCCTCAAACGCACGCTGAACTATCAGTCTGCTGCGGCTCCCAAGCCCAAGGAAGAGAAACTGCTGCGCATTGAAGGCGTCACCAAAGTCGATATCACGGATTCCCTGAACCTGTGGTTAGACTCGGCCGTTCGTCCAGTCGATATCAGCAATATCCTGCGCGCGGTCCTGCCCTTGATCAAGGTTGCCTTGGCTCAGAAGCCCATGGAGATTCTCCACCGCTTCAACAATGAGCCGGGTAGTAAGCGCCTGCAGTTCATCATCGCCAAGCGCAAAGTGATTGACCAACGTGCGCTCAATCGCTTGACCAAGATGCTGGCACTGTCGCGCTCCCAAGTAACCCAAATGAATTCCATACTGGAGAAGCCATGAGCGGCAATGATATTGAAAGCATGAGCGACCAGCAGCTCATTGACTACGCCACCAAGAAGATGCCGAAGTATCGGCTAATCACCGCGCGTCTGCGCTCCTTCATGAAGTCACTGTTCGGCTTCCGTCGCAACACTGCAACGGCTGCTGGTGACTACAAGATCGACGTGACCGAAGGCGACGGTATCAAGACTGGCGGTGGCTTGCGTCTGAGTTCGTTCAAGGCACCAAGCTTCACCAAGCTGAAAGCTCACATCGGTGCACTGCAGGACAGCGACGACATTGACGAGTTGGATCGCATCGTCACCAAGCTGTCGCGCTCCGACAACCCGAACAACTCGCGTGCCGCCAAGGCAATCTTTGCCCAGCACGCCGCCATGACCGAAGAGTACAACAATGCTCTCGAGGCCGTGGAGAACTTTGCCAACAAGCACATCCCAAGTGAAGTGGCAGAAGAGTTCCAGAAGGCACAAGACGCGGTCAACGCTTTCCTGAGCGTGTACGCCGACACCAAGGTTGCTCTCGACCCAATGGTGCTCGTTGGCAGTGAAGACGACCGCATCGACTTCGTCCAGTATCACGAAGCGACTGAGTACACCGAGTCCAAGCTCTGGATTGTGGTCACCTGCTCGCTCGCTGTCGTCGGCCGCGAATACGTGCTGACCACACACGTCAACATCCTCGATCGGTTCCAAGCTCCGTTCAACTATGACGTGGGCGATGCGGTCAAGGATATCAAGAACGACGTGCGCTTCCTGTTCGCGTCCGAAGGTGTCGTGGCCGTCACAGGTGCTCTTGCGTTCAAGGTCGATGCAACGCGCATCACCAAAGCACTCAAGGCACTGGACTTCGTCAAGGATGTGCAGATCAGCAAGACTGCCATCAACGTTTGGGTGAAGTTCAACAAGAAGACGCCTGCGCAGGAGACTGAAATCTTCGCCGTAATCGCGTCCGATGTTGAAGTCCGTCGCAAGCTGGGTCGTTCCAATCGCTTGCATAGCACCTGGACCGAAGACAAGCACTGGCAGTTCGTGATTACCCAGCGAGGCTAATCATGTACCAACATTTCCCTGACCCGCTGTCGTTTCGACTGTCAGCATGGCCGTGGGGTGGTTCGTCCTACATCGGGACGTTCAACTACCGCGCCCACAACATCCTGTTCAAGCCCATCCTCGACTACCTGAAACAGGAGTTGGAGAAGAGCCCAACGGTGAAGGTTCGTGATACCACGTTCACTCTGGTCAACGTGTTCAGCGGGTTCACGGATATGAGCTACGGTCCGATGCTCAAGCCACATGCGCGCGTGCGCAGAGGACCAGTGTCATTCACCTTCGCCATGACGCGCCGCCAACGTGAGTTCGCGCTGCCCCGCCAGATCATCTGGAACACAGGCATGACTGCTCTCTGGGGTCCGAACCTGCAAGAAGGTCACGACTACCTGACGATCAACCTGCCGATTGATTTGTGCGTGCAGTGCAGGCTGAACAACACCCTGCGCCGTCAGCTGGAATGGTTGTACAAGATTTGTGGCGGCTTCACCAAAGCAATTGCGCTGGATCGAAACAGTTTCAGCCTGCGCAGCGACGACGTGAAGTTGATCCACGACAACCTGTACTTCAAGACCATCCCGCAGATGATGTGGCGTTACCCATGGGAAGACTGGAAGTATGCGCGTGAGTTCTGGGATCGGGCTCCTGATGTTCTGGAGTTGGACACCAGTGATGAATTCGTGCGCTACTTCCTGACGTACCAGACGAAGTTCTTCAAGAAGATCGACGACCCCAATGTCAAGCCCTTCTTTGAGGAAGTCCAGCACATCGTGCGTTCTGGTGTACTGGACATGGTGCAGAAACAACCCACTTCGGTGAGTAGCCTCGTTGCGCCTTTCGTTTCATCCATGGATCGCCACGACATTGACGCTGGTGTAGCCGTTAACGTTGAGCGCATCGTTCTCGACATTTGCACAGGTAAAGGCAATGGCTAACATCCATAAGTGCATGGAGGGCGTCACGCTGCCGATCATCGAGGTTATCCTCGACGAGTTTGAGCAGCCAGTCCATCCAGCAAACGATACGGCGGGCCCTCTGGTCCGCTTGTACGACACGGACAAGTCGATCATCGCAGAGGTCATTGCGACGGTCGATGCGCGTGAGCCTGGCGCTTGGCGTGCAGACCTTCCGATCCCGAAGATGGGCCTCACTGACGAAGTGGAGCTCAAAGCTATCTGGATCATGAAGGGTAACGACGGTGAGTCGTACCGCATCACTCATGGCATTCAGGTCAGCCCAGAATCCGAAGAGCGTACTGGCGATATCGTGGTGCTCTACGGTGATGGTTCCAGCTTGAACGTGGCGCTCCCGTTCGCGTTCAACAAGGGCAAGAAGAAGGTCGAAGCAAACCCACGCAAGGGTACGCCGGCAGTGCCTGCAGTCGCTGGGGATATGCTCACCTTCAGCCTGTATCGCAACAACCAGCCGCTCATGGTCAACCTGCCTTGGGATGATGCTGGCGTAGCGATGGAGTGCTTCTCCAATCGCACGATGGTGCGCTTGCCGAATGCTGCTGGTCTGCCGAAGCTGGAGCCGTTGCTGCTGACTGTCGAGCACACGCCGCTCAAAGCATTTACGCCGACCATGTACACCTTCAAGGTCTGGGTCATCACGCCTCAGATTCTCGTGGGTTGCGCATCGTTGGAGCAGTACATCAACAAGGCGCGCCTGAGCAACGTGATCCCTGAGCTGGACTACACGCAGAGCGACCTGCTGGAGTATCTCGCCCGTGGCCTGAACCTGTTCAACTCGTTCCCGCCGCAATTGACGGCCTTCACGGGTACGAACATGCAGGGCCTGATCTTCGACGGCTGGTTGCAGTGCAGCGCCTACTACGCTCTTGGTGCACAGCTTCAAGCAGAAGGTGCAATGGCGTTCGACTTCTCGGGTCAGACCGTGAGCTTGAACGTGGACCGTACGCCTGCGATTGAGTCTGCTCTGGGTCGTATCGAATCTGCCCTCGACAACCATGTGAAGCCTGCCAAGAAGCTGCTCGCCCGCGCTGGCGTCAACTCTGGTGATGGTTCGCAAGGTGGACAGTTCATCGACGGCAGCCGCCAACTGGGTCGCCTGTCTGTTATCAACGCACCTACCACGAAGTTCGGCTATGGTCGCAACACGTCGTGGCTGCGCAACGTCACGTAATTTCAAGGAGAGACAGCCAATGTCGCAACTCACTCCCAACTTCAAGCTCGCAGAGTTCGAGCGTTCGGATACTGCTACTCAACACGGGCTCGACAACACCGTGCCCAAGGCGCTGCTGCCGAACATCCAACGCCTCGCAGAGTTCCTGCAGAAGCTGCGCGATTCCATGCAGTTGAAACGCATTGATATCACCTCGGGTTACCGCGGTGACGCACTGAATCGTATGGTTGGCGGTGTCAGTACCTCCAGCCACTCGAAAGCTCTGGCCGCTGATATCCGCGTGCCGGGCATGACCGTTGAGCAGTTGTACGTGGCTATCCGCGACTCTGATCTGGAATTCGATCAGGTCATTCAAGAGTTCGGTAGCTGGGTACACGTTGGCCTCGCTGATGCTGGCGTGAAGCCACGTCGGCAGAAGCTGCGTGCAACGAAAAACTCGGCCAATAAAACGGTCTACACCCTCGACTAACGGAGACAGCCAATGTCCACCATGTCCGCACATAAACACGCCCGCAACAATGTCACCGCAGCAATTCGCACTGTCCGCAAAGGCGGCCCTGAACTCAACCTGCGTCGCGCTACTGCCTGCGCTGGTAACAAGTTCGCTCGCATCACCGGCACCATCCTGGCTACTGCCAGTGCTACCGATATCGCAGCCGCCGTGCGCAAGCTGAACGGCAAGCTGTCCCCAATCGAAGGCACCTTCGTCACCGTCGCGTCTGACGGTACCACCAAGACCATCGAAGGTGTTGTTGGTCTGCTGCAAGAGCGCATCGTGCTCTCCGACGAAAACCGTGACCAGTTCGAGTCCATCGCATCCAACATGTACCTCGATTCCGAGGAGCGTCTCTGGAGCGCGAAGAAGACCGACGCTGGCGAAATCCTGATCAAGTCGCACGCCGGCGATGATCTGGAAGTCATGAAGGGTCTGATGCAGTGCGTCGCCTCGTCCACCACCTGGGAACGTGAAACTTCCGTGGCGACTGCCAATCTCGGCACCGCGCGTAACGAAGTCGAAGGTGGTGACCTGATCACCTACGTCAACCACGACGGCCGCGTCACCATGGGCTTCGCTCTGGCCTCTGTGTACGAGACCGAAGAATCGACTGCCAGCGTGCTGCTGGTTGTTGACCGTGAAAACGACATGGAGCAGATCGACCGCAACTTGGTCGTTGCCTGCGTCAAAGCTGCCGATATCGAAGCCGACGAGACTGCCGAGTTCGAGGCCGTGGCTGCTGGTAGCCTGAGCATCGAGCGCATCCGCGAATACTACCGCAAGATGTTCATTCGCCGTCCGGAATACTTCGAGAAGTTCTGGGCTCGCTTCACCAGCCACGTTCGTTAATCAGTGGCTTCCTAGCGGTCAAGGGGAGCCTCCGGGTTCCCCTTTTTTAGGTCATGCGTATGCCAAAAAGATCGAAAGACTCTAAATTTGACGTCTCTGGCGACGTGGACGAACGTGGACGCTTTGTAAATCGCGACGTTCCAGACGATGCTCGACGTGGCGCCAAGACGGGTAAGAAGAAACGCACCTCGGCTGATGCCAAGAAGGAGCGCGTAGCCAAGCTCGTTGCGGATGTCGAAGAAGCTCCGAAGAAGAAACGTTCGCACAAGAAGAAAAAGCCTGAGGATGACCTTGACCTCGCCATTGCGGAGAAGCCAAAGCGTTCTCACAAGAAGAAAAAGGCAGACGGTGAAGCTGTTCCCAAGGAGCCCAAGAAGAAACGGGTACGGGAGAAGAAAATCCGCGCTGTCGATGGCGACGCAACCATGCGCCAAGTCACCAAGATGGTGAAGCGCAAGGAGAAGCTGGACAAAGAATTCGCAATGGTTCCACTCGACAAGAACACGGATGAGTTTGACTCGCAGTACCGTGAAATGTTCGAGAACCTGCAGACCATTATCGGCCTCTTTGAGGACAAGATGCTGGACAACCCTAACGGTCGGGACGTGTACGCACTCAGCACGCTGTACTCGCAGATGCGAGAGGTGATTGCGGACATCCGTAGTGCGAAAGACGTGAGCCAGCAGATTCTGGAACTGGAGAACCGTGCATACGGCTCCTTCCTGACGCTCGTCGGCCAATCGTTCGTTCACCTGTTCTACCAGATGCACACCAACATCAAGGCCACAGTTAAGAGCCGTGACCAGCAGGAGCAGTTGATCGCCAGCCTCAAAGGACTCTGTAAAGACGAGTCAGACAAGATTCAATTGGGCTACCAAGCCATGCTTGAGCGTGTACGGACGGTACTCACATGAAGCGGCCTAAGGTCCACAAATCGAAAGCGCGTATCACCTCGGGGCCGAAGAAAGCCAGCACCGTGGCGAAGATACGTCGCACCAAGGAGCAGTCATATGGTGATCGTTGGACCTGGGCCGCTATCTGCGCAGAAGTGAAACGGCGTGCCGGACACAAGTGCCAGAAGTGCAGTCGGCCTGAGTCCGAGTACGGGTTGCAGGTTGACCACATCATCGAGGTGTCGAAAGGCGGTCAGACTGCCTTCTACAACTTGAGAGCCTTGTGTCCGTACTGCCATGCTGCACGTCCAAGCCACAAAGCTGCCAAGAACCTCATCCTCCATGAAGCTAAAAATCGTGAAAGACGTCGAGTTTCCAAAGGACGTAACTGAGGATTATCGTCCTGTTTGGGACGCATTCTTGAACATGAAGGCAGTCTCCCAACTTCGAGTGTACTCTAACTCGGACAAGGCTGTTCCAGAGTGCTTCCGAATCCTCATCAACCAGGCAGGTGCACGAACACGGCTCGCGAACAAGGTCACCGACTTCGTGGACGTGCGTAAGCCATCGGGTTTGTTGCGTGGCTTCCTGCGTAAGACCAACATTCTTGACCACATGCGCGTGCGCTCCCATCAGCAGTCTATCTTGCTGTCGGAAGCTGCAAGCATCTGCGCCGCCTTTGAACCCACGTTTGTGGGTACAGTCGTTTTACGGCCGCAGCGTTTCGACCTGAAGTACCTGATTCAGCGTACCCAAGGTTTGCTGTACAAGGACATGCCCATTCAACTGATGGCTACCATGCCCAACGGTGACAAGCGCAAGTTTCCAAACCTGAAGACGATGCGGGAGCGTGACTTCTTCATTGCCTTCGAGTCGCCGGACCTGCGTGTGCTCATGGCACGCACCGAGAAAGACCTGATCATCAAGTATGAAGCGAAGTTTGGTGTCATTGTGCCTCTTTACCAACGCCTAGACGTTGCTCTAAAAGGACTTTGGCGAAAATCAATGATGGGAGTTTTCGCATGAGCGAAGCACTTGATAAAGTCCAGAAAGCTCTGACGGACTTGGCGGCCGACGCCAAGAGCGCAGACGCAATCAAGATCGTGGACACGCTGAGCAAGGCTCTGGCTACGGCGCAGCAAGACCTGCTGTACGAGCGCATGCCTTCCGAGGACAATCTGCCGAGCGATGGTGAAGTCACCGCGTTCAAAAAGCAGGTGTACGACCAGCTGCACAAGGAGCGGGTCACCGACCTGTTCATCGCCTACGACAGCAAATACTTCGCGAAGTTGAAGCCGATCACTCGGCTGTCCATCGTGCAGGTGCTGATCGTGATTGCAGGCGAGCAGACGCAGCCAGTGATTCCGTACTGGCAAGCCATCCTCGACTCCCGTGGGCATAAAGCGTGAGGTTATCATGGGTTCCACATTTGAATTGAACCGCATTTCTGCGGCGATTGACCTCGCGAATGCCCAGCAGGCCGAAGCGAGAGAAGGTGAGTTCCGTAGTGAACTTGCCGAGATGTACAAGGTGCTGGCGTCAACCCCAGATTCCGACTTTGAAGCGAACATGGTGTCGCTTTCCAACGTCGGTTCCACGCAGCTTATCAAGTCGCTGCAACCAGTCAGCCTCGAACCGAAGCTGTACTCGGCCTTCAACGCATTCTTCTTCCGGAAGAGCCGCGCGTCGATCCTGGAGTTGTTCAAAGAACTCTCCGAGGTCACCAACAGCCTGAACGTCCTGTTCACGTTCATGCGTCGCCTGCTGGAGAATGGCCGCACGCTGTTCGCCATGGAAAGCAACAAGCCTCAGTGGACTGCACGCATTCAGGAAATGGCGGCTGACGCTATCCGCTTCCGTGAAATCCTGCAGACCGAAGCTGACGGCTCCAGCCCGCTGACCGCGTCGATGTACTCGCTCATTGGCGCGATGATGGCTGGCAACAAGCACTCGGTGACTCCTTCGACCACGTATGCTGGCGGTGTGGACGTCAACCTGCTGCGCTCGACGCACGACTCCATCCTGATGTGCTCGGACCTGGGCTATGGTGACTACCTGGAATCGAACCGTACCCAGATGGGCTACGACTCGAACAAGCTCCAGTCGTACAGCACCAACACCTCGCTGGCAGTCATCAAGGCCGCGCGTGGTATCTTGGCTACCCTGTTCGGCGCCAGTGCAGAGTACGCATCGTTCGAGCCGCAGCGCGTCAACCTGCCGCTGTACTTCGACTTCACCGAACTCCAGTCCATCCTTGAGAAGGAACTTGGTGTTGATCTGGGTGTCAACTTCTTCGACAACATCACCTTCGGTAGCGATGGCAAGACCTTCGCCGAGCGCTTCTGCCGCCTGACTCTGGTGTTGCACGCGGAGAGCATGGCTGGTGAAGCACTGTCGAAAGAGTACAGCGACCTGCTGGCAACCAACCCGCCAGAAGAGTTGCTCAACTCGGAGACCCTGCTCAAGAAGCGTGTGCAGGACAACGTCACCGAAGAGGCGTCGCTGCTCAACCGTAAGGTGGGTTCGACTATCACCTTCACCTTCGACAAGCCGACTGCCGCTTTCATCACGCAGACCGAGAAGTCGGAGCAACTCAACTACACCACCTTCGACAACTGGTTCAGCATCTGGGCTTCCCAGTATCTGCGCAAGAAGGGTACGTCCGCCAAGAACGCCCTGACCGACGGCCGGATGAAGATTCGCAACATTCCGCGCTACGTCCTGCCAGTGTCGAAGATGGCTGCTGTCACCGACGCTCGTAAGGCCAGCGGTATGTCCGTTGAGTCGACCCGTGCGAACGAAGACGGCCTGTACGTTGCACCTGATGGTACCCTGGCCTACCTGCCGACTGCTGCTGATCGCTCCAAGGTCACTGGCATCCAGGAGTTCGAGCGCCTGGGTAACGAAGTGGGCAAGATCGCTGCGCAGTACGGCATCAGCTCCAGCCTGTTCAGCGAACCGTACGACAAGCTGGCGCGTTACGGTATCCCGTACAACGTCTATCAGGAAGTGCAGGAGAACTGGAAGAAGCTGATCGGCTTTGAAGACAGCCTGCTAAGCTACGACTGGGACTACGGTCTCCGTGTGTACGCTTCTGGTCGTCCGGGCATCGTGCGTTGCCGTCAGCAGATCGGTGCAGTGAAGCCTGATGCGTTGACCATCGCTGACTACCTCGGCTACAACATGGCCAAGGAAGGCGAAGCGCCGATGCAGAAGTCGTTCGCCGACGCATTGGCTCTCATGACCCACGCCGATCCGCTGGGTATGGAAAACCCTCCGAGCTTCTACTACGGTAGCTCGGGTGAACCAGGCCGTTTCATCAAGGACAGCCTGTTCCACGACATTTTCCTGACGTACTTCTTCCACGCGTACAAGAACGAAGTGCCTGGCCTGCAGGAACTGATTACCAGAGCGTTCAACGACCTGGGTATTCAGAAGCTCGACGAGGAAACCCCACGCCGCCAAGACCGTATCTACAAAGGTCTGCTGAGCGAGACTGGTGAAATCAAGGGCGCTGGCCGCAATCAGGACAAGGATATCGAGCTCCTCCAAGAGCTGATTTCTCGTACCACCGACGCGTGTAGTGGCAAGTCTGGTTCGTGGGTATACAACGACGTGCGTGAGAGCGGTGGTGCCGACATGGACTACTTCACCACGAACGAGCAGATCGCGGATCACGAAGACTACTTCGTTCCAGATCGTAGCCCCGCGCATCACTTCGCTCGCCTGTTCAACTTCATCGGCGGTAACGTCCTCAAGCAGATTCTGGACGGCATCAACTCGCTGACCGTTGAGCAACTCACCTCTGGTGAGAAGTCGATGGTGACCGAAGAGAACATTGCCGAGGAAGGTCAGACTCCGAAGATGGTCAAGCGCACTGCGCTACGTCCTAACTCGGGCACCATCCTCGACAAGGTCAAGCCGATTGCGATTGTCTTCGGCAAGTACGCGCAGAACTACGAGGCCATCGAGGCAGAAGCCGAAGAAGGCATCAAGTCGATTGAGCGCGACACTAGCGTCGGTGTGGAAGACATTCACTTCGCTGGCTCGACCGAAAAGTTCTCCGTGTTCCCACACCAGCTGGACACTCACCGCTTCCTGCGTAAGAAAGAGCCGCCGAAGTTTGCTGTGCTCGACATTGCGCCCGGTGGCGGTAAGACCTCGATTGGTTTGGGCGACATGGCCTGTATCATCAAGGACCTGCAGTCCATCAACAAGAAGGTCAAGCCACTGGTGCTCTGCCCAGACGGTCTGATCCTCAACTGGTGTGACGACATGCGCCAGTTCGCTGGTGACACGTGGAACATGATCCCGATCAACGGTGCGATCTTCAACCGTTGGGGTGCTGACCGCCTGCAGGAAATCATCGCGACTGCGCCACCGAACACCATCTGCGTTGCAGGCTTCAACTTCCTGCGCAACAACAAGATGTCGGTGGTTATCGGTAACGCCGTGATCGACGTTGGTACCAACCTGGAGTTCATCAAGGCCTTCAAGTTCAACTACGTCATCATCGACGAAAGCCACAAGCTGAAAGGGCAGAAGACTGCGAAGCACAAGGTCGTCAAGCAGTTGACCACAGCTTCGTTCATCGACTACCTGCGTATCGCCACCGGTACCCTGATTGCTGACCGTGTCACTGACATTGAAGGCCAGGTAGCGCTGTACTCGCCGCACATCTTCCGTAAAGGTGAGCTGGCTGGCTCGAACTTGGCCGAGGCCTTGGAAGAGACACTGACGCTGGGTGACGATGCTGTCCAGCTGTGGAAGGTGAACACGCCGCAACGCGCACGGCAACGTCTGTCGCGCTACGCCGCAGTTGTCACCAAGAAGAAGAAAGAGTGGGCCTTCATGTTGCCTTCTCCGATCGAAGAGTTCCACGCTGTCAAGTTCCATGTGGACACCGATCCAGCTGACGAGCAACGTAAAGGCGAACTGCATCGCCAACTCTATGACCTTGTTGTTGACGAGTCCGTGGAGGAACTGCAAAAACTCGTGGCCGCCGCCAAGAAGCGTACTCGTTCGGCGGATGAAGACGAAGATGACGATGACGACGGCGACGACGGTGAATCGTCCGAAGACGGCGAACGCTCGCAGGACATGGAGCTGGGCGACGAAGACGAACTCGGCATGCTGGACTCCGAGCTGGTCAAGGCGTACCTGCAACGTATCGAGCGGCTGATTATTGCGCCCGAGCAAGACCCTGCGTTCCCCAAAATCTTCGGTGCGTACGGCATCAAGAAGTACACCTCGCGTAAGGCGAACGTGATCGCTGGCATCGTCAAAGATCACTTCAATCCGCCTGAGTGGGACCCGGGAGTTATCTACACCGAGTACCAACTCGTTGCGCGTAAGGGTGACCTGTACCTGGCTCGTAAGCAGGATCAGTCGTCGTACCGTCGTGCGTTGCTGCCTCGCGACACCATGGGCAAACGCCCAGAGGACAACAACGATATCTGGAAGAAGGAGCCGCCGGGTAAGGTCATCATCTTCTGCCGCTACACCAACTCGGTGAATGCTGTATACGACGCGCTGCCTGAGAAGTACAAGGCAATGGCTGTCAAGTTCACGGGTAAGGAAGTGGACAAGTGGGGCAACCTGAACGCCTTCAAGTCTGACCCGAAGGTGAAGATTCTCATTGCGAACGAAATGGGCATGTCCGAAGGCCACAACCTTCAGATCGCATCGCGCCTGATTCGTGTTGAATCGCCGTGGGGTCCAGGTGAACTCGACCAGTCTGCATCGCGTATCTTCCGTCCTGATCCTAAGGGCGCTGCTGAAGGTGAGATTTACCGTGAAGTCGTGTTCCTCGACTGGGTGCTCGCTGACAACACCATGGAAGTACCGAAGCAGGCACGTCTGATCGCCAAGGTCTTCAACAAGACCCGCTTCGACGAGGCCGAGAACCCGCTGTACAACGACGTGCTTGGTAAGAACGCGCTGCCTGAGGTGAGTCTGTCGATCACCAACGTGCTGCAGGAACGTCCTTCCTTGCATGACTTCCAGAAGTACGTGAACAGCTACGCGCAACTCAACGGCATCATGCGTGCCGAGTTCCACGAAATGCGCGTGACTCAACCTGCTGAAATGCTGCCTGTTCCTCAGACTCCGGTCATCGAGGGCAGTGCGCAGATCAAGACCCCGTTCGTGTCCGCACAAAACATCAAGGACCCGAATGGCTGGAAACCGCTGCCGCTGTCGAAGCTGCTGCGCGATCCAGAAGGCCAACCGTACGTTGAGAACCCACAGTCGCTCGTCGGTCAGCCGATGATTACTGACATGGGCAACGGCATGGTTGTCTCGGTCAAGGTCCGCTACGTCGGCACTGCGAAAGAAGGCGTGGTCAACAAGGATCGCCCGATCTCCAGCCTGCAGATCAAGCTCAAGGAAACCGGCGAGCTGGTTACCTTCAACGATATGGGTATTGTCTACGCACCGACTGTCATCAGCAAGAAGGCAATCGAGCAAAACTTCGCGGTGAGCCTGGCTTATCGTAAAGCGGACATTGCCCGTGCAGAGCGTGCAGCGAAGGATCAGGAACTCCTGGACCAGAAGGAAGCTGCGAAAGAGGCACGTCGCAACAAGCGTGAGACGCGCCAAGCCAACGTTCGCGTGCGCTCCATTGACGCTGGCGAGAAACGTTCGCGCAACATCAAGGAAGGCAAGCCTGTCAATCAGGGTGTGAAGTATGACCCTGGCATGAAGATTCCTACGACCGTACGTCGTGAGGATGAGGAGACGGAAGATACTCCGTTGAAGTTGGCCCCGGCATATTACCACGGCTTCCTGACGCTTGAGACTGACGACTTGGATTACACCAAGGCGTTGAAGAAGTTCAAGTTCAAGGAAATCGGCGAGTATGCGTTCATCACCGTGAAGCGTCGTGATCAGGCGAACAAGGTGATGGACTACATCGAGGACAACTTCCACCTGAGCGATCAGACGATCGACCGACTGGATGCGTTCTTCAAAACGTTCGCTCAAGGTCGCCGTGGTCTGTATCAGATGGAGCTGGCTTCGCAGCATGAGCTGCCGCACTTCTTCGCCACGCGCAAGCAGATGGTGAAGGATCGCAAAGAGGTCCGCATCTATCCGTTCTTCATGGAAGACAAGGTGATGCTGGTGGTCGACGTTGCTACTTCGCCGATCATCAAGAAGCACATTGGCAAAGCAATCGAAGGTGCAGCGACCAAATGGCAGCTGTCTCCGGGCGCCCTGATGTACTTCCCTGCCAACAAGGCTGACTTGAATGCCAAGGTCAAGGAGCTGAAAGCGGCGGGCATCAACATTGCCGAGCCTGACGTGCTCAAGGCAGAGATTGCGGAAATCAAGTTCCGCGCTGCCAAGAAACGCAACTAACTGAGGACGGGGACTTCGGTCCCCTGACTCCTGAGGAGAGTGCAATGCAAATCACCAAAGAGAAGATGATGGCGCAGCAGCTGGTGCTGTTCCATCTCGGCTACTACAAGGGTAACATCGACGGCATCTGGAGCGCCGCCACCATCCAAGCCAAGAAAGACTTCGAGGCTGATGTGTCGTTCCTGCCTGCTTACCCGAACGGCGGCCTGCCTTTCGGTGAGCGCGACAAGCTGCCGAAGAACTGGGTCTATCAGGCCAAGGGTTTGATCGGCCATCGCTCGCTCGACGCTGAGAAGGCGAAAGAAATCATGGCAGACCACACCAAGCGCATCGAAGCCTCGCAAGCCCGTGCGCAGGCAGAAGTTGCCAAGACCGCTGGTCAAGTCCAAACGCCGCAGCCTACTGCCGACGTGAACGACAAGACCACGGTCAAGGAAGAGCGCCTTGTCACCGACAGCCCACAGCGCGACGACACTGTGCAGTCGAAGACACCGCGTGCCCAGGTCCTCGAAACCAACGAGGGTAACCACGACAAGAACAAAAGGAACGGCTAAGTGAAACACCCTGCTGAGTTGACCTATGCAGCATTCAGACTCCGGGGTGCCACGCGACGTTACCTGTTCTGCCGTACCGACGAGAAGCCTCACTTCGGTGACAACACGTTCGACTTCCTCGGTTACTTTGGTTTCGGCAGTGGTGAGTTTGGAGGTGAGCACCCACAGCAGTTCGACGGACTGCGCGTCAAGGTGCAAGTCTTCACGGACCCTGAATTCGCTCTGGCCTATATCTCGACGCTGATGACTCAGCCGACGGATGGGTTCAGTGGCTTCTTCACCCACGACGGCTACACGTTCCATGTCGTGACCGAGGACGCAGAGGGTGTTCCACTGACTCACCTGAAAGCGCTCAACTGGCACTACTACACCAACGTTGGCGGCTCCAAGAAACTTGCGCATGACCACATCGTGACCTTGAATCGTCGCCATGTGCTGTTCGCAACCTACGAGGAGCAGAGTGCGTTACTCACGCGCTACGCCAAACTCGCTGGAGTTTTCTAGCACCAAGGCGGCCTTCGGGTCGCCTTTTTCTTTGGAACTGTAAACACACCATAGTCTTTGACTAGAGGTCCGTGACAATGCCGAAGTGCGATCACGTCGAGTTGGACTATACATACTCCAAGAAGTTCCGTAGAGTCGAGAACAACTATGGGTATGTCCGGCTCGCCAAATCATCCAAGAAGAACGCGAAGAGGAAAATCCTCTTCGTGCTCGATTATGTGCCGACCGAAGACCTACGCTCTGGTCGGATGCTGTCTGGGGCCACGGGTCAGTTGTTTGACAACCTGATCGCCGTGGTCGAACGCCACTATCACTCTGAGGTCAAACTCTCCGAGTGCAACTGGCTGGCCGTGAGCTACAACGCTTTCAAGACTGCTGGCATGCCTGAGCAATTCCGCACAGAAGCCAAGCAGGAGTTTACCGAGCGCATCAACCACATCATCACCGAGTACAAGCCTGACGTTGTGATGACGTTTGGTATGGACCCACTGCGTGCGCTCAACGGGGAATACATCAGCAAGTTCCGCGACAAGAAAGGCATTCACTGGGAGCACTTCTACGGTGTGCCAATCAAGACGAAGGCCAAGTCTGGTGGCAAGACGCACAAGTACAAGCACGTCAGTTCGTTCAGCCTGAACACGTTGGTGAGTGCCACAGGTAAGGGTGAGCCGATGTACCTAGCCGGGTACGTGGCGCGCAACATTATGAACGCGCTGTACGGCAAGCTTCGATACGAAATGCCGAAGCTGGAGTTCAAGACTCGACTGGTTGACTCCATCGAGAAGTTTGACAAGATGATGGAGACTCTGTACGACGCGCCTGTTGTCGCAATCGACACAGAGACCAAGAACCTGAACCGCATCGTCAACCGATTGCTGACCATTCAGTTTGCAATCGACGAACATGCGGCGTACATCGTTCCAATCGGCCACAAGGACAGTCCTTGGTTGCCTGAGGAATTGAAGTACATCAAGAAGAAGCTCAAGGCCTACTTCGAGCATCGCAACAAGAACAAGGAGCACATCTACGCCAACGCCGTGTTCGACCTGAACAGGATTCGCGTAGACCTTGGCGTCCGCCACTTCAAGAATGCGGTGTGGGACGTGTTTGCAGGTGAGTTTGGTCTGGACGAGAACATGAAGGTCATGAACTCGTACGGCAACACCTACTACACCTTGTTGAACATCACGATGCAGTACGGCTGTCATGCGTACTACGAGTCGGACTTCGGTAAGGACAAGCGTGCCACGATTGAAACCGTGGACTTGGACAAGCCGCTCCTGAACTACTGTGCGCTGGACGTTATCACCCTGATCCACATTCGTCGCCTGCAGATACAGCGTGCGAAGGACTTTGGCTATCGCAAGTTCAAGTCCATCGTGCGCGAGCAGATCAGCGATATGCTCCACGTGTTCTCCTGTCTGGAGACCAACGGATGTAAGACGGATATCAACTGGTTGTTCTACCTCAAGTCGAACGACAGTCCGATCATCCAGCATCGCGAGGCAGTCATCAAGGCGTTGGAAGAAACGGCAGGTGCCGAGAAGACCAACAACCGACTCCAGAAGAATACCGGCGCGCCAGCGAAAGGTATCTGGGGCAAGACCAAGATGAAGATTTTCAACGTGGCGAAGAAAGCGCACTTGAACATGATGATGTTCGACGTGCTCAAGCTGAAACCCACGTCTGTCGGCAAGAACGGTCAAGGCGCCGTCGACAAGGACTTCCAGAAGAAGTATGCGGACGTCCCAGAGGTCGCGCTGTATAACGAACTCCAGAAAATCAAGAAAATTTTCAACAGCTACGTTAAGGCGTTCGTGAAGCAATGGGGTTCCGACCCTGATATGCGTTTCGACTCCTGCATCCGACCGTTCTTCAACTTCCGTGACGTTGTGACTGGTCGTACCTCTGCGAAGAAGCCGTCGCTCCACCAGTTGCCAAGTCGAAATGACATTACCGAGTTCATCAAGAAGATGTTCCCGGGACGTGCCGACCTTGGTAAGTTCATCAAGCGATTGTTCATTGCGGACAAGGGCCGTCTGATCCTCAAGATCGACTATGCGGCTCACGAAGTTCGTGGTTGGTCGATCATCACTGGTGACAAGGAAGTAGCTGACCTGTTCTGGCACGGCTTGCGTATGCGTAACCAGTACAAGCTGTTCCCGACACCAGAGCTTGCGCACAAGATCGCGATGGAAGGTGACGTCCACCGTATCAACGCCGCGTACTTCTTCGGCATGGATATCAACGACGTTGACAAGCCGAAGCGTAACAGCGTTAAGCAGGTTGTCTTCGGTCTGATCTACCAGCAAGGTGTTGAAGGTTCCGCGAAGTCTACTGGCCAGACAGTCGAGGCGATCAAGGCGCTGATTAAGGCGTTCTTCAAACGCTTCCCAGTTGGTGCTGGTTGGTTCGACAAGATCAAGAAGAAGGCTGCCGACCAGTTGTTCGTCGAGTCTCCTCTGGGTCGCCGTCGTAACCTGTGGGCATTCCTGATCCCGAAAGATGCCAAGTCGTTTGATGGTGTGTACGCGGCTACTGGTCGTCGTGCAGTGAACTCGCCGATTCAGGGCATGGGTTCTGACTTCCTCGTGTCTGGTGCTCGCCTGATTGAGCAACTGCGCTGGAAGCACTTCAAAGAGACCAAGCACTACCCAGACTTCTACATGACCAACTCGGTACACGACTCCCTCGAGTTCTCGGTTGCTTATGAAGACGTGTGGAACGCGATCCGAATTATCGAGCACGGTCTGACCTACGGTGTGATGGACGTCATGGAGAAACGCCATGGCATGAAGTTCCTCGTACCGCTGGAGATCGACTTCGAGATCGGCGCCAACATCCGCGACTGTGCTGGTTGGGACTACAGCCTCAAGTCGGCAGACCCTGACTTCCGTGACAACGTTGCGGGTAAGAAGCCAGTGGACAAGAATGGCGAGAAGAAGGAAGATGATGGCAGCATCGAGAACCTGATCTACCAAGCGCTCAAGCAGCAGCGCGACGAGTTCAAGTACGATGTGGACGTCGATGCCGTATTCAAGCAAATCATGTCCAAGCAGTATGTCGATATGCCTGACTGGGCGAAGAAGCAAGCCTGGAACACTGGCATGAAGATGGAAGGCATGAAGAAGGACCCGCGCACTACCGACGAGGTGATCGACAAGAAGAAGTCGAAGTCCCTGATGGAGAAGCTGGTCGCCAAGCCTGCCGATAAGAAAAAGAAGAAGTCCCTTAAGGAGGCTGCATGATACAACACGCGCTGGAGCTGCTCAATGAGGCAGCAACGCTTGACCCGCGCGTGTTTGACTTGTTTGCTGTCAACACTCCCATCAGTCCGCTGGTGGGAGCGACAACCGATATCGAAGTGATGATGGTCGGTCCTGACACAGGCATGCTCAATGCGCTCGGACTTATCAACGGGCTGCTGGCTTCTTCCGGTCAGCGCCTGATCATTCAAACGGAGACAGTCGATGGACATATTCGGCGCTCTTTCTCCTCCGCCGACATACCGGGATTTGCGGATCGAGGTGAAGTTCAGCGAAGCCTTGATGCACCGGATTCGTCGCTCGGGTGATCGCACTGCGCAAGACCAGATCGAAAACGGCACCATGCGCGACTGGCAAGCTCGCTACCAACAGCGATTCATTGACCTGTGCCAGAGTATGGAACAGGTTGATGTTCTGCGCCACGCCGCCGTGAGTGTAAAGCATATGCTGATGCACCATGTGCGCGATGCCCTGGACGGCCATGATATTTCCGTGGGTATGCAACTCGGCGAAGTCATTATCCTATACGCTGACATTACACCCAAGGGCGTCAAGTGTACGACCGTAATGCCTAGCGTGCTGCTACAGTAAGGACAGGTATGAAAATCTCCCAATCTCCGAATCTGCAATTCGAGGCTCAGGCCAAAGAGTTGCAGCAAGCGATCCAAAAGGTAGTGAGCATCACGTCCTTCGTGGACTGTCTCGATACCGAGCGACGCCATGCGATGCTGGTCAGTGATGGCAAGGCTTACATCGTAGGTATTACCCCAGATGCGTTCGCGTGCGTCTGCGTCGGCAAGTCTGCTGGCGGCAAGAACGGCGCGTTCATCTTCGAGCCAGCGAAAGTGCAGGGCCTGATCAAGAACCGTGACGGCCTGTCGATCAGCGGTGACAAAGCCGAGTTGATCGTGCAAGCGCTCAAGGGCAAGTATCGAGCTACTACCGAACTGCAACTGCTTGACGATGCCGACATTGTTCGCCTGAAGGACGTGTTCAATCCGCCGAAGTCCAAGAAGCTCAGCCGTGAAGTTATCAAGGCGATCCGCGAAGGTATCAAAGCCGCATCGCTCACCAATTTCTACACCGACGACATTATTCTGTCGTTCGTCAAGGTCTCCGAGAAGGGTGTGGTGATCGAGTCCGCAGACAACTTCCACCTGAGCCAGTACAAGGCGAAAGTGAAGTCTGACGTGACGCTGCGCTTCGCAATTCCAACGCGCACGTTCAACATGCTGGACCGTTTCATCGGCGACAGTGAGCCAAAAATCAGTCTCAACGGTAGCCAGTTGTGCATCCGTGGTGACGACTACGTTGTGTCGGTACCTGAGATTCAGGAAGACGAGTTCAAGTTCAGCATGGTGGCCGAGTTCCTGAAGTCGCTGCCAGCACCGTCCATGACAGTGACGTTCAATCCTGAATCGCTCAAGGCCGTGGACAATATGTTCGCCATCGTCACCGAAGACACCAAGATGGCAATGCAGTTCAAGGACAAGGGCATCAAGATGAAGATGCTCACCAAGAGCGGCAGCGTCGAGGATGCGTGCAAGGCGCAGATCAAAGGTGACCCACGTACCATTCATGTCGACCCGCGCATCCTCAAGGACTTGTTTGACAAGATCAAGGACGACGAAGTGCCGATGAACCTGTTCAAGGCGCGCAACAAAGGTGCGACCTCGACCTTCTGCATCGTCACTCAGCCCGCTAAGGGTGTGCAGTTGACCCAGCTTGGGACCTTCTATGACGAATGACGTGAGCCTGATTTTCAGTCTTGCGGATGAAGTCGAAATCACCAGCAAAAGCATCAACGAGTTTGTCAAGCTGGGCACTGCGCACGATGGCTACCACGCCGCCGTGTTCTTTCGCCCAGTGGTGCAGACCTTACTTCTGATCGACCACAAGAATCCCGTGGTGCTCAATCGGTTCTGCACCATGTACAACTTCGTCAACCGACGCGGTACCGTATACGGGCACCTATTTGTGGTCGACGAGTCCAAGCTGGAGATTGTGGACAACCGCATGATCGTCCGTTGCAACGTCAGGGAGAAGTATGACTTCGAGACCTTGACCATCAGCAACGACAAAACCAAACTCCTGTTCTTCAAGTCAAGCAGTGGATGCTTGCTGACGCTGATCGCAGGGCAAGAAGATTCAGCCTATCTGGTGCGGGAGGGTTAATGAATAAGGTTGATCTGGAGCACGTTCGGAAACTTGTAAAGCGTGACGAGAAGTACAAGCGCTTCCGTGCAGCCGTCGAGAAGAACCCAAATCTGAAACTGGCCTTCGATGACCTGCACGACGAACTCAACTCGATGCACAAGATGCGCCTGACGCGCAGCCTGAATCGGAAGAGTAAGCGCTTCACCAAAGACGTGATCGACGCAATGACCCACGACACCAGTTGTCGTAGCCGTTGCGCAGAGATTCTCATGTCCTGCTTGGCAATCACCGGTGACTTCCAGGACACGCTGAATAATTTGCGTGACTACCTGATGTTGGAGTACGGTGGGCGAATCACCACAGGCCGCAGCTCCAAAGAGGAGAGGCGACAATTCATGGAGAACGTACTGCGTCCGTTCTTCCGTTACATTCACAAGGTCGAGCAGTTGAAAAAGCACGCCGAGTACCTCGTTGAGGATATCGACAAGGCGAGCTACCGCTTCCGTGATGTTATCGAGGCGATCAAGCTGCTGGGCAAACCAGAGAGTCTGTAATGGGCGAAATCATTGTCCGCGAACGGATGTTCGTGCCATCGCATTTGGTGGACGAGCGTGAAGTAAAGAAGCGCTACATCCATCGGTTCTACGAGGAATCCGCTTGCCGACGCTGTGAAAATCGTCCTGAGCGCCACAACTACATCTGCAACAAGTGCGAAGCCTATAAGGGCAAATCGGTAACGGTCAATCGTGAAATCAAAGGTGACACCGAGTACTTCGGCTTCCCGTTGGGTGATCGCAAGAACATCGCAAAGGTCTTTGGCCTAGATTTGAAGGAGCTCGGCGTTCGTGACCTACGGACCCGGGCTAAACGTCGTTATAACGTCAAGATGGTCGGCTTCAAACCTTACGACTATCAGGAGCCTGCTATCAAGCTCTTGAAGAAGCACGGATACGGTGTTCTCAAGGCACCACCGCGTTCTGGTAAGACGCCGACCATGCTGTACACTGGCATCACGCAGTACAAGTATCGTATTGCCGTGATTGCTGACCAGAAAGAGTTTCTGGAGCAGTTCGTCGACCACATCACCGAGTTCACCAACCTTCCTGATCTGCAGGAGAAGTACAAGAAGAAACTCTACGGCTTTGGTAAGAAGCCGCAGGACTTCGAGGACTTCGAGATTATCGTCTGCACCTACCAGATGTTCCTGAGCGACAAGGGCAAGAAACTGCTCAAGCTCCTGAACAAGAACTTTGGTCTGGTGTTCATTGACGAGGTGCACAGCTCCGGTGCGAGTGAATATTCCAAGACCTTGAACGAGCTCCGTCAGCGCATTCGCATTGGTGCAACAGGTACCGATGATCGCAAGGACGGCAAGTACAAGATCGTGGAGCAGATCGTCGGGCCTGTGACTGCACTGATCGAACGTGACCAGTTGCAGGCTCAAGTGTTTGTCCACCCAATGGACTTCGTGAAGACCAAAGCTGCCTACAAGGGTCGTGCAGGCTTCACCCGTTGCGTGTCGTTCCTGACAAACCACAAGAAGCGCAACCAGTTCATCGTTGACTGGGTGCTCAAGGACTTGGAGAAAGGCCACAACCTGCTGATCCCAGTGTATCGCAAAGAGCACGTCTGGGACTTGGTCAAGATGATTAACGACCAGTACGGCAAGAAAGTGGCCGACGGGTTCACTGGTGGTGCGAAGAACAAGGCAGACATTACTCGACGCAAAGCCGTACTGGACGATGCGAAGTCTGGTAAGGTGCGTGTGGTAATCGGCATCCGCTCTCTGATGCAGCGCGGTCTGAACGTGCCTCGTTGGTCGATGATCTACTGCGTCATGCCGATCAACAACAAGCCCAACTGGAAGCAGGAGAGTTCGCGTATCCTGACTCCGTTTGAAGGTAAGCGTCCACCGGGTATTCGCCTCTTCGTGGACGAGCACATTGGAATGCCGCTTGGTTGCTTTGTGTCAACCTACAAGCAGTGCATGGAATTCAAACACAAGCCTACGGAAGTAGCCCATGAGCGCGCCATCATACTTATGGACAAACACAACAGTCGAAGGAGTGGGCACGGTGGCGGAGGTGAGCAAGCCTTCATGGAAGATACCAAAGCCGTCCGTTCCAAGTTTGGAGGAAGACCTTTCGGGTCGTGAGTTCTTCGAGTATCGCTACGGCGGGTTCATGGCCCTAGGTGGTTTGCCCGCCAAGTTCGATCTTCGTGCTGAACTTTCTGTCCTCAGTGGCTTCATGCAAGAGTGGGCATCGCACACGCGCGTTTGGCAATACATGGTGCGGGATGCACTTAGCCGAGCGCGTGATTGCGTGTTCATCTGCGAAACACCTAGTGGCCGGAAGGCACTCGCCACCTATCTCAACGGACACGCACTGACCGTAATGACGTTGTCCGAATTTGAGCGTACTGTAAACAGACCTGAGATAGTCTACTGCCCTGTGCGTCCTGCTAACATAAACGACGCCAAATTGGATGCGTTGTTGGACGCACACGAACTACACGTCATAAGGTCCGAGGACTATGTCCAGAAAAGATTTCTTAAAGAACTTGGACAGCGATCTGCAAGCAGAGCTGCCGCCCTCCAAGCGAGCTACACCAACGTCCGAATCCGATATCAGGATGGACTTCAAGTTCGACACGCAACGTCAGAACCTCTTGAAGTCGCGCGGCGTCGATGGTCATGCGTTTAGCCTCGCTCGCTCTCCGTTCCAAGTTGAGGAAGCGCTGATAAGGATCAAGCCAGTCGTGCGCAACATCGAGAACCTGGTGAAGAATAACCAGATCGAGTTGGCACCGAGTTCGATCACGTGGTTACCTGAAGGTTTCGTTCTGCGATCCATCAGCGTGAAGAAGCAGATCAACGGCATCCAGAAGGTGCTGGACAATCCGCTGCACGGCAACTACACGATGGCAATTGGCAGTTACCCGAGCGACGTGCGCGCCAAGGTGCTTGCAGCCAACTTCATGAACCGTGCGATTGACGCGCAGATGAAGGGTGTTCATCGTGGTCGTGCATATCCACTCTGGCACCCGCTCATGGGCAACCAGTGGGATTCACTGCGCGATGCACGCGAACCCGAGAACATGAGTATGCTGGTCATCACCAACGTTGGTGTTGACAGCAGCCGTACCAAACTGGAGAAGCTGCGGGACTTGCTGGAGAAGTTCAACAACATCCCGAAGATCGTCGTGGTAAACGGCATCGACCCAGTCACCTTTTTCGCCGAGCGCGTGCGCTTACCTCTCAAATACGCCTTCTACCTCAGTGCTGAGCAGAAGGCCTCGATCTTGGACATTTAAATGTTACTAGACGAAATCGACGAAATGGTTGAGCAGATCAACTCTGCCCAACGTGGAATGGAAAGGGTGTATGCCATTTACCTTCCACACTACCCAGTCGAAGCAGCAGTCATCGACGACCTGAACCGAGCCATCACTGCGCAGATGGTGGACGAACAGTCCGCACCTAAGCACGGTACGATCGGCGGTGCCGTGGTTCCAGTAAGTGGTGTGATCGACCTGAGCCACGAACTCCGTGAAGACGCCGATGCCTTGCGTAAAGAGCTGGAAGCACAGGAGCTGGCACGGGCCGAGATTGATGAGGCCATGCAGGCACGGATCGAGAAGAATCGGCAGGAGCGTCTGGAGAAGTTTAAGACGGAGAACATCCGTGCGACTTACCGACGCCTGTGCCAGATGTGCCATCCAGACAAGTGCAAGCGATTCTCCTACACGGAGACTGCCAAGCTGCGCGAAATCCTAAACATGGCCCAGGATGCCTACGCTCGAAAGGACCCATACGATCTGGAGACCGCCTACATCCGTGCGCTGTACGTTCGGGGTGAAGAGGAGAAACTCTCCAAGGATATGCGCCATGTTGTTGAGGAGAAGCACCGTAACCTGACGTTGGACATGCAGGCAACTGCCATGCACAAGCTCTACACGGTTCTCCAGTTCCATGTCCAGAAACGCCAATACGATGCCAAGGTGGCATTCAAAACATTCGTGGACGACTATATCGTTCGCTTGAAGCAAAAACTCGGGGCCTAGTGCCCCGTTTTTCGTTTCCGTCAACCTGAATACGGTGTGCTAATTTACAGCGTACAATGTCAGTCACGTGGCCAAGTACCATAGACGGTTGTCCTGTGTTTCCATACCAACTATATTCAGAAACTGTTGACGGAGACCTAACATGGTCAGTAAAGCAGTGCATCCAAGCGCTGGTGTGTATCCGATCGAAACGGATATGTCCACCCGTGCAACCGCCGCAGCGACTTCGATCGTCGGCGTCGTAGGTGAAGCGTCCATCGGGCCTGTCGGTGTTATCACCGATGTGTTTGACAACGAAGACCTGCGTTCCAACTTTGGGCAACCCAATGCCCAGAAGTACGGCTTCGCGCTGTACTGTGCCGCCCAAGCCCTGGGTCAAACCAAACGCCTGAAGTTCCTGCGGGTCGTCAACAAAGACGCTCTCACCGCCGGTGCATACTTCACGGTGGATGACCCGGCTCAGAACATCCCTGAGATTCGCGTCACCGTGTTCGACGATGGTGGCAACACTCCTCTGGGCGTGTACGATCCCCTGAACAATCTCGGTTTCACCGCCGACCAGGCTGGCGTTGAGCGCATCCTTGCGTACTTCGTTGCGTCCAACCCAGGCGAGTGGAACGACCAACTGAGCATCAAGATTCGTCCGGCATGCCCAGCAGGTGTGGACATCAGCGACGAGCGCCACTACGATCCGTACAAGTTCTACGTGGACGTCTACCTGAACTACAAGAACGCCAACAGCCGTCCTGTGGAGAGCTTCTACGTCTCCCGGAAATACGAGCTGGATGGTGACGGCAACCAGATGTTCATCGAGGATGCGATCAACCTGTCCTCGAAGTACATCCGTGTCAAGCACAACTCCTTCTGCGGTCCTGTGAAGATCAAGAAGGAAGCGTTCGAGTTCATCAAAGGTGGTAGCGACGGTACTCGCCCAACTGACGCGCAGATCATCGCGGCCTGGGAAGAGTTCGCCGACGCGGAAATCGTGGACGTCAACATCCTGTGCAACGCTGGCTACACCATTCCAGCGATCCAGCGCAAGATGGTCAGCATTTCCGAGAACCGTGCTGACTGCTTGGCGGTGCTCGACGTACCGGACAAGGAATACGAAGCGGCACGTGCCGTGAACTACTCCGTGAACACGCTCAACGTGGACAGCAGCTACGCAGCCCTGTACGCACCGTTCGTGCAAATCCGCGACACGTACAACGACAAGTACATCTTCATTCCGCCGTCTGGTCATGTGTGCGCTGCGATGGCCTACACCGATCACCAACGTGCGGTGTGGTTCGCCCCTGCTGGTCTGGCACGCGGCACCATCAAGATCACCGGCATCCGTACCAAGTACAACCAAGGTGCGCGTGACGCTCTCGATGCTGCCCACATCAACCCGATTCGCAACATCCCGGGTCGTGGCTACGTCATCATGGGCCAGGAGACTCTGCAAGCGTTCGCGTCTGCGTTCTCCAACATCAACGTCCGCCGTCTGGTCAACTACGTCAAGAAGTCGATTGCTTCGGCGTGCACCGTTGAGAACTTCAACCCCAACGACAGCTACACTCGCTTGTCGCTGGTGAACATCTGTGGCGACTTCCTGCGTCCGATCAAACAAGGTCGGGGTCTGTACGAGTTCGAGGCCGTGTGCGACAGCCGCAACAACGTTGCAGCCGACATTGCCAATGGTGACCTGATGCTGGATGTGTACCTCGATCCAGTGATCCCAGCCAAGCGCGTCCACCTCACCTCGCACATCATGCCGACTGGCACGTACTTCGACGAAAACTAAGGGGCATTGCAATGTCTGAAAAACGCCTGGAAACTCTGATTGACGACCTGCAGAGTGCCGCCAATCTCCAGAACCTGGACGCACTCAACCCAATCGTTGTGCGCCTCTCGCATCCAACCAACCGTACCGTGACCGTGATCGCGTGCGCGCAGAAAGAGCCAAGCACCCTCGTGCTGCCTCTGAACGTGACTTGGATCGACTTCGACCCGCTGAGCCTGAACTACCGCAAGGCTCTGCGTCGCGTCTCCAAGGAAGCTGACACGGTCACCGGCCGCGATCACACCTGGGAAATCATCGAGACCTACGACGAGGTGTTCGTCACCCAGTTCTACGATGATGCCGATACCGCGCTGCTGACCACGCAGAACCCGGTGCCTGCCGCCAGCACTTCGATCCTGGGTGTAGCTCGCCTGTCGTATGCTCCACAGGTATCGAGCAACCCAGTGGTCGTGGCTGAAGGTGACCCGCGTCTCTCCGATGCCCGTACGCCGAAAGCGCACACCCACGAAGAAGTGCCAGCTACCCAGATCAAGACTGCCAATGGCGTCGTGACTGTCTCGGGTAGTGAACAGCCAGTTCCGGGCGCCGCCTTGGTTGCAGATAGCGCGACTACTGCCCGGTGGCGCAAGCTGACCACTTCGGACATCCAGAACTGATCGGAGATCATCTATGCCAACGCCAACACTCGCTGAGTTTGTAGCTCAGACCGTGGCGCTCGCTGACTATCGCAACCTTGCACGGGAGAACCCAATTCCCGTGCAGTTGCCACTCGGCAATGGTGAGAACATGATTGTTGTGGTTGCCTTCATGGAGCCCAACAACGTCACCCTGCCGTTCAACGTCAGCTGGATCGTCGTTGATCCAGACAGCGCTTCCTATGGTAAGGTCCTGCGTCGTACTTCGGCGCTGCCTTCCGTGGGCTTCCGTAACACCTGGCAGGAACTCGACACCTTCGAGGACCTGATCGCAGAGCAGCAATATTGGGATTTCAGTAGCGGCTTCAACCTCGGTGAAGTAGACGTTCCGCAGGTAGGTGCTGCGACTCTCGACGTTCGTGGCCTCGTAATCCTGAACCGTGAATATACGCCCGATCAAGACAGCCCTGTGGTTGTCGGCGGTAACGATCCGCGTATGAGCGATGCGCGTGATCCCCTTCCACACACTCACCCGAAGCTGCCGATCACCATGATTCGCGGCGCAACGGGCGTCAACTCCTGGCTCGCCAAGGTTGGTACCAGCAACACGCCGAAGCCGGGCGAAGTGCTGACCATCACTGGCCCAGGTGCTAAAGACGGTGAGTGGATCGGTGAGTGGCGTCGCCCAGTCAAGGCTGACCTCGTGTACGATGGTCCAACCTTCGACGAACTGGAAATTGTTGGCCCAGAAGGCAACACGCTGGACGAGACTGTACCGTTCACCTTCAAGGCGAATGCGAAGTTCAGCGATGGTAGCGTGCTGAACAACGTGCAAGGTTCGTGGGCTGTCATCGGTAACGGTGCGTACGGCTCCATCAGCAACCAGACTGGTATCTTCCAGTCGCTGGACATTGACGAGGACCAAGTGCTGCGCATCGAGGTGCGCTGGACTCATCCTGAAAGTGGCCAGCTGCGCGTGAAGTACGTGGATATCACCATCGTCGACAAGACCATCAAACTGGTGCTCACCAGCATCGAACTGGTGGGTGTCAACGAGCTGGAAGAGAACTCGATTGCGACCTACTCGGTCATCGCGCACTTCGACGACGGCACCAGCGCCGGTGTTACTCCAACCACCTTCACCTCGTCCAACCCTGGTGCTGGCGCGTTCAACAACAAGACTGGTGTGCTTGAAGTTGGCGAGCTGACTACCGATCAGACCACGACCATCGCTGCGACCTACGCTTTCAACGGCGTGACCAAGGACGCGAACCTGACCGTGCGCTGCATCGACACCACAATCTATCCTTCGTCGGCTGTGATCGTTGGTCCTGCAGAAGTAGACGAAGGCACCTCGACCAACTTCACTCTGCGCGTGACGTTCACCAACGGCACCCAGAAGGACGTTGCAGTCACCGACTGGCGTTCGAGCGACGAAGAAGCGGGCACCATCAACCCGTCCAGCGGCGTCTTCGAGGCACCGAACAACCTGTTCGAGGACAAGGCTACCACGCTGTCCGCTTCGTACACCCTGGAAGGTCGTACCGTCAACGGCAGCCGTCAGATTCTGGTCAAGGACACCACTGTCTACCCACGTAGCGCAGTGATCCTCGGCTCGGCGGCAATCAACGAAAACACCGTGACGCAGTACCAGTTCCGTGTTTCGTTCAGCAACGGCACCACCAACGTCGTCACCGTCAGCAACTGGGCTCTGTCCAATCCTGCGATGGGTACGATCAACAAGAACACCGGTCAGCTGGTTGCAGCTACCGACGTGCAGCAAGACACCAAGGGTAAGGTCTCTGCATCGTACTCCGCCTTCGGCCAGACTGTAACCGCCGAGCTGGAAGTCACGATCAAGGATATCACCAACTACCCGGTGAGCGCTCGCGTCGTGGGCAACGCCCAGATGAACGAGAACACCACGCAGACCCTGACGTTCGAGGTTACTTACCTCGATGGCACCAAGGTGAACGAGCCAGTGACCAACTGGACCTCGACCAACAGCGGTGCTGCAACGATCGGTGCTGCAAACGGCCTGGTGACTGCTGCTGTCAACCTGCAAGCGAACGGTACCACTACTGTGGCCGCGTCGTGGAGCAAGTACGGTCGCACCGTGACTGCGGACATGCTGCTTACTGTCCGTGATATCACCAACTACCCGGTGAGCGCCGTCATCAACGGCCAGGCTACTATCAACGAAGGCTCGACTGCTGACTACACTCTGGCAGTTACCTTTGCTGATGGCACCACTGCGAACCGTTCGGGTAACTGGGCGATCACTGGCGGCAACGGTGCAAGCGTCAACACTTCGGGCCGTGTAACTGCGCCTGCAAACGTGGACGTCAACACCCCAGCGTCGCTGACCGCGTCGTACACCCTCGATGGCAAGACTGTCACCGCTTCGGCGAAGACTATCACCATCATGGACACCACTGTGTACCCAAGCAGTGCGCGCATCCTGGGTCCGAACTCGCTGCCTGAGAACACCAGTCAGACTTATCAGCTGGAAGTGACCTTCACCGATGCCACCAAGGCTATCGTGCCAGTCACCAACTGGAAGTCGTCGGTTATCTCGACTGCGACCATCGGTGCCAACACCGGTGTGCTGAACGGTCTGGACACCACTGGCAACAAGGTGACCAAGATCACTGCGTCGTACACGGCGGCTGGCAAGACTGTAGGTGCCGAGCTGGATGTTACCGTGACTGACTCGACCAACTACCCAGTTTCGGCTGTCGTAGAAGGTCCTGACTTCCTCGACGAAGGTGACACTGGCAACTACGTGCTGCGCGTGACGTTCACCGACGGTACCAACTCGCTGGTAGGTGTAATCGACTGGGCTTCCTCGAAGACCGCTGTTGGTGTCATCAACCCAACGACTGGTGCACTGGCGACCAACGCAAACCTGAAGGCTGATGATAGCACCAAGGTAAGCGCGTCGTACACCGCGTCGGGTATCACCGTGAGCGCTGAGAAGAACGTGACTGTCCGCGACAAGACCGTTTATCCAGTGAGCGCGATCATCACCGGTGGTGCTGTGGTGGATTCCTTGAAGACCGAGCAGTATGAGCTGCGCGTCACCTTCGAAGACCAGACCACTGTCGTGATGCCAGCTACCGAGTGGCTGTCGAGCAACACCAGCACCGCTGGTACCATCGACGCGAACGGCCTGTTCACTGCCAAAGAGAACAAGTCTGGTGCCAACATCAACACCATCCTGACTGGCAAGTACACGCTGGACGGTGTGACGGTTACAGCGACGAAGACCATCGCTGTGCATGACGTGACGAACTATCCAGCGTCCATCGCAATCACCGGCCCGAACTCTGTGGATTCGTCCGCTGCGAACGGTGCAGGTAGCGCGCAGTATCTCGCCAAGGTCACGTACCTCGACGGGACCAGTGCTGATGTAGTTGGTACCTGGGCTGTTGAAGGCACCACGCCGAGCGATCCAATCGGCACCATCAACGCATCTGGCGTGTTCACTCCGAACCAGAAGCCTGGTGGTACTACCCGCAACATCACGGTGAAGGTCGCCTACACCGAGTTCGGTCGCACCGTCAACGGCACGAAGTCTGTGTCGCTCGTCGTTGTGCCTGTACCGTCGTCGCTCGCTATCAACGGTCCAGCTACCGTGAACAGCGATAGCAGCGGTACCTACTCGGCCAAGGTAACCATGACTGACGGCAGCGTCTCTGACGTACTGGCCACCTGGTCGACAACTGCCAGCTCCACTGTGGCAACTCTGGCGACTGATGGTACGCTGGCTGTCAAGCACCTGAGCGCTGACACTGCAATCCCGCTGCACGCGACTTACACCGCAGCTGGTATCACCGTAGCCGCCGATAAGACGGTCACTGGTAAGAAAGCAGTTGAGCTGGCTTCGATCACTGTATCGGGTCCGACTCAGTTGGCATCGGGCGCTACTGGCAAGTATGTGGTAACTGCGAACTTCACTGATTCCACGACTCAGGATGTGACCAGCACTGCTACCTACAGCACCAGCGTTGCTTCGGCCGGTTCGTTCTCGCAGTCGACCAAAGGTGATTTCAACGCGGCCAACGTGTCTTCGGATACTGCGACTGTGCTGACCTTCGACTACACCGCAGCTGGCGTGAGCAAGCAGGCAACTGCGGACCTGACAGTGAAAGCAGCCGTTGTCTCGGGTAACAATCGTCCACGCTTCGGCGTAGCGATGTTCTCCGACACTGACTTCACTGGCGGCAAGACTGGCACGAACGAGACGTACAACATCCCGTACACTCGCTGGTCTGGCATTCAGGACTTCGCCGACAAGGTGATGACCAACGTTCTGCCTCTGGGTACCTCGGGCGAGACGTTCACACTCAACATCGGCGATGCGCAGTACGGCTACTTCATGCACTTGAAGTCGAAAGGTACCGCGACATTCACCGATCAAGCGATCAACGTACCGGGCGGCTTTGGCGGTATTCAGTGGACGCCAGAGGGCGAAGTTGGCGACAACTACGACCCAATCGAAGTCACCTACGATTGCCACGATGGCAACGGTCCTCAGCAGTGGCTGGTGTACCGTACGGACTGGGATAGCCTGGGTGCGGTCACCTTCAAGGTTACTTACGCTTGATAGGTTAACCATCACAGGAGGGGCCTTCGGGTCCCTCTTACTTGGAGTTCGCTATGCCACTTTATGCCTCCGGCTTTTTCATCCCTTCGAGTGCGGGTATCCCGTATATTCTCGAAGACGTGTATCAGAAAGGTGGCTATCGCTCAGTCGCAACCGTAGCCGAGCGCGATGCCATCAAAACCGCAGCACGAAAGCAGGGCATGCTTGTCTACGTTCGCGAGGACAACACCCTGTACGAAATCCCAGGTACAACCCTAGCGGGTGCTGATGCCTGGAAGAAGTTTGACGCCCGCAAGTATGTTGGCTTCGACTTCAAAGCTCCGCTGGCCATCAGCGAAGAATTCGAGGTCTCCATCGACGAACTGCGCCTTGTGCCGGAGATGGAAGGCGTTGAAAAAGGTAAGGTGCTCGCTGTTGGTGAAAACGGCAGTGAGTGGATCGACGGCCTGCCAGCTGGCGGTAACACAGGTGATGCGATTGTTCGCAACGCCGAAGGTGCTGCTGTATGGGCCAAGGTCAGTGGCTTGCCATCTACAGAAGGTGTTGACGAAGGCTCTGCGCTTGTTGTTGACGAAGACGGTAATGCCAAGTGGGGCGAAGCTGCAGGCGGTAAGCGTGCGCGCTCTGAACTCAACTCCACCTACCTGAACGTCGGTCAAGGCGCCAGCGTGCAAAACACCATTCAGGTGCCTAGCCCAACGCTGATGATCCTCAAGCTCTCTGTGGATCAGCCCGACATTACTGTCGAGTTGCACAGCAGCCCGACGTACAGCGACACCAACCCGTACACCTTCACCTCCAGTAACCTCAAGCTGGAAGACGATGGCATCACCACCTTTGAAGATGGTAGTGAAGTTGTCTCGCGTCGCTACGGCTTCTGGTCGGCAAACAGTGGTGGTGACAACAAGGTGTATGTTCGGATCACCAACGCTGGCCAAGCACACGCCGCCGTTGCGCTCCAGATGACTGTACTTCCGATGGAGTAATGTAATGCAGTGGACAGCCGAAGCTAAGGTAAAAGACCTGGCGACGCTGACTTGGTACACCTTCGAGGGTGACCGATCAGTCAAGCTCGGCGCCGACAAGGAATTCAACCAGAAGCACCCTCTCGTGGTGCGTCCGGGCGAGCTGGTCGGCATGAAGCAAGCGACTCGTGGCTCAGGCGCAGGTAACTACCAAGTTGTCCTGGGTCACGCACTGCACGTCCTCTTCCGTAACGTGCCTGAAGCCCAGATCAACAAGATCATCAAGAAGCTGGTGAAGTACAAAGGCAAAACGCCTGAGCACAACCAGCTTCTCGATGGGCAGAAGCGCGTGAAGAAGGTGACCATCAGTGACAAGGTCAGCTCCGACAAGCAGACTGACGACCTGTTCAAACCTACGGGTACGATCAGGGAAAACACCATGTATGACCGTGCCAACTATCAGTGGCGCAAAGTCATCCATGCTGGTGCCAAAGTCAAGTCGCTGAAACAGGGTCGTAGCAAGTATACGACCCAGGAAGGTGATATCATCGGTCTGCGCTACATGACCAAAGCCCGTGGCGGGTTCGTTATCCTGCCGAACGAGCAGCGTGTCAACATCAGCCACGAGACCTACATGGAGCTTGTATCTGGTGCACGCATTCTGCCAACGAGCAAACAGCAGAAGGGTTTGGTGATTCTCGCCGATCTGAAAGCTGGTCAGCCCAAGCAGACGCGCATTCGCAAGCCCAAGGAAACTGCGGTTGCTCCACGTGAAGCTATCGCACCGAAGTCGCCAAGTCGCATCAAGCGCGATATCCACGATGACCTTGTCAGCAATCACGACATTGACGACGATGAAATCGAGGACGATGAGGACATCCACGAGATTCCTCTGGACGAGCCTGAAGTGCCGAAGGGTCACCAGCCTAGCCAAGTGCTGAAAGTTGGTGCCATCGTGCAGTCTGCCAAGCGCCCGAGCAACGAGTTCGTTGTAGTCGATGCCACAAAGCACGAAGGCTACACCGAGTTTGCGCTGTACTCGGTAGCGAAGAAGGATGTGCGCAAGTTGCGCCTCGCAGACGGCGTCGATATGGCGAACTACAAATCTGTATCGGTGAAAGGCGAAGCCACCAAATCGGAGTTGGCGGCAGGCAAACGGGCCTTCAATGGAGCTGTAAAGAACAAGAAGTTCACCACCGCATCCATTCACGATTAGTGAGTCCTCATGAACCTCGCGCAGATCAAACGGAATCCAAGAGCAGCAGCCCAGGGTATGACTCTGGGCGAGTTGCGCAAGCTCCTCCAAAAGTTCGACTACGAGTACCACGACCAGAACAAGCCAAGCGTAGGCGACAAAGTGTACGACACCCTGCGCGATGTTCACGACGAACGCGCCAAGAAGCCGTATGCTCGCGTCGGCTCCAAATCCACTCATGTAGCGCGCCGCACTAAGCTGGCCGTTGCCATGGGTAGTCTCAGCAAACTCAAGCCCGGCTCGTCCGGGCTTTTGGCGTTCTTGGAAAAAGGCCCATTCGTTGTCAGCGACAAGGAAGACGGCATCAGCCTGCAGTTGGTGTATGAAAACCATGTGCTGGTGAAGGCAGTACAGCGCGGTGACGGTAAAATCGGCACTGATTCGTCTGGAGTAATCCCGGCGTTGAAAGTGCCGCATCGCGTCAAGCCGAAAGACCTGATTGTGCGTGTCGAGTTCACCATGAGTGAGCAGACTTTCAATCGGCATTTCAACAAGGAGAACGGTGGCGAGTACGATAACCCGCGTAACGGCGCTGGTGGCCTGCTCAACCGTAACCAACCGACGACTGCGATCACCAAGGTCAAGTGCATTGCGCACGAAATCATGGCTGGTCCAAATGCTCGCGTTGCACCCTCCAAGCAGTTTGCATACCTCAAAGCTCTGGGCTTCGACGTAGTGCCGCACAAGGTCTACCCGAAACTCAACGAGACAATCCTCACGAATCTTCTGAACATCCGCCGCACTCGCGCCAAGCGTGCAATCGACGGTATCGTGGTTGCACAAGACCGCTCGTACACAGTTGTCGGCAAGTATCCAACGCATTCCTTCGCCTTCAAGATCAACGATCTGGAAGCCGCTGTGGAAGTACCTGTGCTGGACGTCGAATTCAACGAGTCGCGCTATGGTCGCTTGGCGCCACGCATCCTGATCAAGCCAACTCGCATTGGCGGCGTCATGGTCGAGCACTTCACTGGGCACAACGGGTTCTACATCGAGCACGGTTACACGTCGAAGCTCAAGGGCTCCAAGATTCCATACGAGCCACGCCCGATCAACAAGGGTGCGATCATCCGTTGCGTGCGCTCTGGTGACGTGATCCCGTACATCGTGGAAGTCGTCAAGGCCGCTAAGAAGCCTGCACAACCAAGTGTCGCGTTCGAGTCGGATGGCGTGCATTATTACGCTGTGGAAGGCGGTGACGACCGTAAAGCCAAGTCGCTGCTCAACTTCTTCACGGCCCTTGAAGTGGATGGGTTGAAGCGTGGTACCATCGACATTCTGATCGACAATGGCTTCACCACGATCAAGAAGATCATCAACGCCACGGCAGCCGACTTCGAGGAGATTCCTCGTTTCGGTCACTCCAAAGCCGTGACGCTGGAGCGCAACATCCGTAACAGTCTTGCCAAGAATGCAACACTCGCCAAGCTCGGCGCAGGCAGTGTGCTCTTCGGTGATAAGTTCGGTGAGTCTCGCCTGAGTGATCTGTTCAAAGCCCTCCCAGGTATCGTCTATGCGGACTGGAGTGAGAAGCGCATGATCGAGGAGATTCAGCGCGTCAAGGGCTTCAAGGAATTGGCTGTCACCGCAGCGAAGGTGATGCCCAAGTTCCGCCTGTTCCTGAAGAAGCTGGACGTCAAGGTTGTGCAGCCTAAGCAGACCCGTATCACGGGCCACGCAATGCGCAACATGGCTGTCCTGTTCACCTCTGTGCGTGATAAAGAACTGGCTGAATGGATCGTGGCGAATGGTGGAAAGATGGCATCCAGTGCCAAATCTGCTAATTTACTCATTGTGAAAGACGAGTACGTATCCAACAACAAGACGGAATATGCCAAGGACAACGATATCCCAGTCATGTCCGTCGACAAGTTCAGAACCAAGTACAAGGTGCCCTAATGGCCAAGATTCTCATTGGTGCTGATGATAGCTTCAAGGCCGTTGCGTCCGACGACGATCCGGACTGGAAGACGATTCAGAAGCACCCGTACTACAAACATGCGACGGAGATTCTCCACTCGGAGGGTCTTCGTCCAAAGGGTGTGCGTGGCTACCCGCGGCTCATGGAGCTGCTGAACGGTTACGACAACACGCATGACAAGAAGGCTTTGGTCACCACTGACTCGAAAGCCGTCCAGCACTTGAAGCGTGATCTGGCCAGTGGCTTGGAGAAGCTCAAGGTTGCTCGCGCCCGCCTCGCCAAAATGCCTGACAGTGCCGATGAAGCAGCACACGACGACGCAGCTCGCGAAGTCCGTAACGCTCAGCAGTACGTCGATGGTATCCGCAAAGGCCTCTCCCGCCTTAAGAAAATCTAAGGAGTTATTCATGGCACTTCTCACCATTCGCGCCGACGGCTCCTTCGAGGCCATCGCGATGCAAGATACCTATGCGTCTAAGATCAAGGCGTACAAGACCCTCATCAAGTCCACTCAGACGGGCATCAAAGAGCGCAAAAAGAAAGTCGAGCCGTTGAAGCGAATTGCTGCGCTCAAGCTGCGCCTGCAGCACGTACCGCCAAGTCAGAAAGAATCCATTCGCAGCAAGATCAGCGCCGAGCGCCAGAAGCACGCACTGTCCACAAAGGACACAGTGCTCGGGATGCAACGCCAGATCACAAAGCTTGAAGGGCAGATCGCTAAGCACGAAGACCGTATCGCTCGACTGACTCAACAGGAAGCTGATGCCAAAGAGCGTGCCAAGGTACGCAAGGCCAAAGAAGCCTTGGCGCCCAAGCAGCCGAAAGTGAACATCGGTGGTCCAGGCATCGGTGGTGCTGGTGCGAAGATTCCACGCACTCCGAAAGACCCTGCTGCCAAGTTCGCGCAGCAAGCCAAGACCGCCTCTGGCAAGTTGAAGCACACCGTCAAGGTGACTCTCGACAAGCACGAAGCTCAGGCACTCAAACCTGCGCCTAAGCCAGCAGTCAAGCCGACCGCGTCGACCGTGAAGCCTACCAAGGTACTGACTCACAAAGACGACAAGAACGCCACTGCGATCAAGAACACCCTGACCAAAATCTACGCGCTCAAGAAAGAGCTGGCGAACGCCACTCCGACCAAGAAGCCACACATGCAGGCCGATCTGGCGAAGCTGCGCGGTGCGCTGCGTGAATTGCGTAAGGGTGCGACTGCCGAAGGTAAGCCGAAGCTGCCAGCCGAAGTCAACGGTCGCCGCGTCAAGCAAGTGAAGCCTGTCAAGCCGGTTGCTGTTCCTACTCCGAAGACCAAGAGCATGGGTACCACGCCAGCAGCGCGTGCCAAGCTGGAGCGGATGCTGGAGAAAGCCAAGGCTGAGGCCAAAGACCTGCGCAAGCGCGTCACCGCAGCCAAAGGTCAGGGTCCGCTGTACGGTAAGCTGAGCATTCAACTGCAAAGCCTGAACGCCAAGATCGTTCGCCTCGAAGGCAAGATCAAGCAGAAGTAAGACCCAGATAGCGGCTCGCAATGGGCCGCTTTCCATAAGACCAAGGAATAGCACAGCATGGGCAAGATCATCATTTTCTCGGACGACTCCTTCGAGGCTGTCGCCGCACGTGCACCGAGTTCCATCGGTGAGCACAAGCAGCACGTCACCAATCTCACCAAAGACTTGAAGATCGCCAAGGATATCAAGAAGCAACGCACTGCCGAAGAAAAGGCACGCAGTCTGCTGGCAAAGCTCAAGCATGCTCCAAAGGTTGCAGGTAACATCGCCAAGCGCGACAAGGCAAAACAAGACGTAGCGAATGCCAAAGAGCAAGTGCGTGCGCTCAAGGGTCAACTGTCGAATCAGCGCCACACCGATCCTGACGAAGTTGCTCAGAAGCTGGCGCACGCCAAAGAAGCTGCAAAGGCATTTGGTGCCACGGTGCGTACCGCATCCAAAGAACACGCTGCCGGCCGTCAGGCTCTGCGCAAAGATGTTCTCAAGGACAAAGAAGGCTCCATCAAGACCTTGCAGAAGCACATCCGTGCGATGGAGAAAGCGAATCAGGACGGCAAAGGCAACGAGGACGATCTGCTCACTCGTATCAGCCGTGCCAAGCGCGACATTCGGGACCTCGAAGCAGGTAAGGCTCCGGCCTTGATTTACAGCGCCCATCTGTTCGAGAAGAAGAAAGCGACCAAAGCCGCTGGCAAGAAAAAGCCCGGCGTTACCAGCAGCCTGAAGTCCAGCCTCAAGCGCAAAGACGCCATGCGTCGTGCTCGCGTCGGCTATAATAGCTGACCCACAAGGAACCAGTCATGGGCAAGATCATCATTTTCTCGGACGATTCGTTCGAGTCGGTTTCGGCAGCGAAGCCTACGGACCTAAAAGGTCACCAAGAGCGCGTCAAGGAATTCAAACGTGACGTGTCCATTGCGACCAAAATCGCAGGCAAGCAAAGAGCGCTCAAGAAGCAGCACGATGCGTGGTTGGTTGTTCGCCAATCCACTGCACATCCGAAGAAGGCCGAGAAGCTCGCTGCACTCAGCACCAAGGTCAAAGCGCTGCGTGCAGATATCAAGGAGCTTAAGGCGGGCTTGTCCTCTTCTCGCCACGCTGATTTGGACAAGGCACACGCGGCTCTGACCAAAGCCCAGCAGGCGAAAGCTGACCACTCCAAAAAGCATCTGCCGCGCAATCAGAAGACTCAACGTGCCGGTGATTCGACCAAGGTTAAGCGCAGCGAGACCAAGCACGCCACACCGTCTGTGACCAAAGCTGCTGGCATCAAGCTCGCGGGTCTGCCTGCAGGCACCAAGCGCAACGTGCAAGCGCTCGCCAAGATGAAAGACCATCACGAAATGGTTGCTGCCGTCGCCGCAGGCAAGGTAAGTCCAAACGGCATGGGCAACTCGTCTTCCGTACGCGCTGCTGGTCGTATGATCGCGCAGCACCTGTCACCGACTGAGCTTGCCAAGGTCCACAAGATCAGCAAGCAACACGAGGCGTCTCTGAACAAGATTCGCAACGAGGCGGGTTCGCCAGTTCGTGAAGGTAAGCTGAACCAAAAGACCTTGGCCAAGCTGAATGACTCGGGTCTGTTCAAAACCAAACTCGAAGAGCCACACAAGGCGATCAACCTGATCAACGGCATTACCGCAGCCAAGCCTTAAGCCTTAACCGCTATCTCCATGAGAAGCTAACCCGGAGTTACCCGAATGAAACTCGCCGTATACGCAATTGCAAAGAACGAAGCCAAGCACGTCGCTCGCTGGTTCGAAGGCGTCAAGGACGCTGACGAAATCGTCGTGCTGGACACTGGCTCGACAGATGGTACCCAGCAGGCACTCAAGTCCCTGGGCGTCAAAGTCAGCTCCATGGCATTTGAACCCTTCCGATTCGACACGGCGCGTAACTCCGCCATGAACCTCGTCAGCATGGATGTGGATTACTGCATGTTCATTGACCTTGACGAGGTCATGGAGCCGGGAAGCATTACAAAGATCAAAGAAATGATCTCCAATCGTTCGCACCACATGTACGCGGTGCGCCTGGTCTTCCAATACGATGAAGCGCGCAAGCCCATCGTCTCCTATCTGCGCGAAGCAATCCACACGCGCCACGGCTTCTACTGGAAGTATCCCGTGCATGAGCTCCTCGCGTGCTACGAGAACTACACGTACAAGGAACTTCCGATCGACGTATTCCACGAGCCAGACAACGACAAGCCACGTTCGTCCTACCTTGAACTCCTGCAAAAGGGTGTCGAGGAGAATCCAGACGACGCACGCATGGTCCAGTATCTCGGCCGTGAGTTCATGTACCAGGGTCAATACTTCGACGCGATCATGTGGCTCAAGAAGCACATCGAAATCGAAACCCATGGTCCGTTCCGTTCTGAGTCTGCGCTGTACATCGCCCAGTGCTACTTCGCCATGGATGGTCAACTGGAAGAAGCGCTCAACGAATGCGAAGCGTGGCATTATCGCGCAATCGCCGAGTTCCCAAGCGCCCGTGAGCCTTTCTGCGCGCTCGCCTTCTTGTACTTCCAGTGTGGCCAATACGAGCCTTGCATTGGCATGCTCCGTAATGCCCTGCGCGTCGAAACTCAGCCTCAGGTGAGCATGATCCATCGGGATGAATACTACCAGCACTGGCCGTATCACCTGCTCGCCGTCTGCTACTTCTCTCTTGGCCAGATGACCCGGGCCAAAGAAAACATTCAACACGCAATGAAGCTGGCGCCCAAGATCGACGGCCGCCTGGCGAACGATATTGCCACAATCATGGGATTCCAAAATGCTCCTCGTCAGCCTATCGCTAGCAGCGCCGCAGAAGCGCCTGAACAAGGACGACTTCCTGAGACTGGGGACGTCGGGCCAGAAGAAGTATCTGGAGAAGTACCCCAAGAGCAAGCACCGGTTCCTGCTCAAGGGCAAGACGGTAAAGAAGGGGCACACCGAGCCAGTCAAGCAGCGTCGCCTGACGCGGACTGAGTACGACGGCCTCAGCGATAAGGCGAAAGCCAAGTACGATGAACGCTACCCAAAGAGCCGTCACAAGCCTCGCTTCAAAGGCGGCAAGGGTCGCGTGCAGGATACCAAGATCAGCACCAAAGAGTCTCGCAAGGATCGCACCAAGCGCTCCAAGGAGAACATGGCAGAGGTCGATAAGCAGCGCAAGATTCTCACCGATGACGGCGCTGGCGTTATCAATCGCGAGTCCGTGAAGGCTCTGGAGAACATTAAGCCAGAGCACTTGAAGCGCGGTGCCAACAACATCGACGAGAACCGCGACGAGATTCACGACGTGGTCGATGCCAAGGCGAAAGACAAGCCACACCTGTTCGATCGTGGCCTGGGTGCTGTGCGTGATCTGATGCAAGGTGACGCGGCGTCCACGCATGACGATGACAACCGCAGCGAAGGTGATAAGGAGACTGACCCAGATCGCCAAGCAGTAGACGCTGACGGTCAACCAGAGTTCGACGCTGACGGCAAGCCCATCACCGAAGGCGACAAGGCCAACGACCCTGAACTCAGCGACGACGCTGATGACGAAGAAGAGGACGAGGAGGAAGACAAGAAGTCCAAGAAGAAAAAGAAGAAGGGCAAGAAGGACAAGAAAGGCGGCAAGGGTCACAAGGACAAGAAGAAACAGCGCGACGGTAAAGCCGTGCTGGGCTTCGTTGTCAAAGCTGCCATCTTGGGTGCTGGTGTCACGATGCTTGCACTCGGCGCCGGCCCACTGGGGATGATCGTTGCACGCGGCCTGCTCGATACCTGGGAAGACTTCAAAGGCATCGCATCGACCGCGGCTGATGGTAACCTGACTCCTGAAGAGCAGAACTACCAGACAGTCAACGAAATCATCACGCAAACCCAGAGCTACCTACGCAACATGGATATGGACGACCTGCACGCCCAATCGAAGGAGATGTTCAGCGCCATCGCATCTTCTCACGTGGACGTTTACGGCACAGTGTTCAACGCAGCACTGCCACTTGTCGGTGAGCGCCCGAAAGGCATTCCCGGCAAGAGCTTCTACGGACACAGCAGCGTGGACCTGAAGACACTCGCAACTACCTTCGAGAAGGCATTGAGTTCCCAAGGTATCTTGCGTGAGCGAGACCACGTAACAGACCCCGGTGAAGAGACCTACCTCTTCTACACCTCGGGTCCTAATCGCACGATTGTTGCGGTTGGAATGAACGAAGACCACGGTCTCTACCACGTATCTTTCCTCAACTGGTGACTCCATGCAAATCACGCTGATCCTCGCAACTGCCCTCGTATAACGGAGGCTATATGGAGCGAATCCGTTACCGCTGCGATAAAGCGGAAATGCGTAAGCCGATCGCGCTACGCAAGACCTGGCACGTTCTCCTGGGTGACAAGCAGATCGCAACGATCAGCACTCGGGAAGAGCCGTCAACCGATCATAGTCACTCGCTGCGCATCTGGACTGCTAAGGTGCACGGCGGGGAGTTTGATCCGTTCGACTTCCCGCATGTGGACGAAGATGATGAAGGTGAGAGACTGCGCCCTCACGTCACACTCGCAGGCGGACAGCCGTTTCTCATTAACCCACAACCCATGACCATGAAAGAAGCGCGGTCGTGGGTTAAGCACGTAGTCCAAAGGGGCGACCGATGACACACATGGTAAGTACCAGCTTCTCGCTGGGTTTGGCGCCTACGGAAATGCACCGTGTTGCTCAGACCAAGCAAGGCCTTGAGCTGGACGCGCAACAAGCTGGCGGTGACGCTCGCGTTCTCGACGCCAACATCTGGCTGAAACAGGCCGCACCACACTATCGCATCAGTGAGGATATCCGCGACTACATCATCGTGGCGCTGCCCTCCATCGTTACCTCGGTGCCCAACACCAACGGTGACAGTGCGTCGTTCAAGGAGCTGACCGCGTTCAACCCTGAGTTCGGCCAGATGGCGTATCGTACCTGGGTGGGCAAGCCCACTCACGTCGAGCACGACAACAAGGATATCACCAAAGCCAAGGGCGTGATCTTCGACACGTACCTGCGCCCACTGCCGCGCAACCGGAAGTTTGCGAAGCTGGTGAAACTCATGGGCTTCGACCGCACCAAGGACTCGTACCTGGTGAACAAGCTCCTGAGTGGTGAAATCAACACCTACTCCATGGGCATGTACTACTCGTCCTACACCTGCCCAGTCTGTGGCGCACGTGTCGGCAAGGGTATCGGTGCACCATGCGTACATACCCGTCCACGTCGTCCGACCTACCAGCTGCCTGATGGGCGTCTGGCTTATCGCATGTGCGAAGGCCTGGTGGGCTTTGAAACGTCCGTAGTTCTCGACCCTGCGTATGTAGCTGCGCAGTCCGACGTGATCTGGGACTTGTCGAAACTCTGAGGCGACCATGAAACTGACTATCTCACTGAGGCGTGCAATGAAAGTTTTCCTCGGCGGTACCTGTAACGATAGCACATGGCGCGAGCGTTTGATTCCGATGTTGAACATCGACTTCTTCAACCCTGTGGTTCCCAACTGGACTCCAGAGTGCATGGAGGAGGAACGCCGCCAGCGTGAAATCTGCGACTACAACCTGTACGTTATCACTCCAAAGATGACGGGCGTGTTCAGTATCGCAGAAGTCGTGTGCGACAGCATCAAACGCTCCTCCAAGACCGTGTTCTGTGCCTTGCGCTCGGATGCCGGTGCTGAGTTCTCCGAAGCTCAGTGGAAATCGCTGCAACAGGTGCGTCGAATGATCGACGAGCATTGTGCCAAAACGTGCGATAGTCTGGAAGATGTGGCCGCATTCCTGAACGGAGTGTAACGTGAACCGTCTCGTAGACCAGACAACCTTCTACGTACCGGGAACCATCGGTGGTGGGAACTGTGCCGAAGCTGCGTGCGCTACGCTCTTTGGCATCCCGCTCTCCGACGTCCCGCGTTTCTACAACGAAGATGACCCAGAGCCGTCGTATCGCTACTGGCGTAACTTCGAGAACTTCTGCTTCTCGCAGGGTTATTGGGTGGTGCGTCAAGAACGCGAACGAATCATGGAAGCCACGTATCTGGCTAGTGGTTCGTCGGCTCGCGGATGCAAGCACATGGTGGTGATGCGGAATGGTGAGTTGTTTCACGACCCGCATCCGTCACGCGCCGGCTTGGAGAAGATCGAGCAAACTTGGCTGCTGGTGCCCCTTGACCCGATCAACTTCAAAAAGGTCACGGAATGAAAATCACCATGAGCATGAAAGCCCACGATGACAATGTGGCAGAGGCTGCCAACAAGCTGATCTTCGTACCCTACACCGGCACCAATGGGCTGTACTCTGCCGTTGATGTTGTACCAGAGTACGTGGACGCCATCCTGAAACTGGCAGACGAACTGGAGCTGAGCCCAGACGAACATGCGCTACATTGCACCGTCGTCTACTCCAAAGTGGCTGCTACTGTGCCGCTGCCAGAAGTGCTGGACGTTGTGCAGGCCTACAAGGACAACCAGTTCTCGGCGCTGGTCAATGCTGTCGAGTCGTGGGTTGGCCACAACGGCAAGACGTACATCGTCCTGAAGCTGGTGAGTGAGTCCGTTATCTCGCTCAATGCACGCTGCCAGCAACTGGGTGCCGAGCACACGTTCATCCCGTACAGCCCGCACATTACCCTGAGCGACGAAGTGCCTGTGGACGACGCCATGAAGGCACGGATCGAATTCGTCAACAAGCGCCTGGCGCGTAACCCTGTCCAGATCATGCTGAAAAATTTCAGCGTTGGTGATCAGGACGACTGAGGACATTGCCATGAGCATGTTGTGTGCATCACCTTATCGACCACCCAAGCCAGTCATCCCAATCGAGACGCAACTGCCACCTCGCTTCGGCTTGGGTGCTCTGGAAAGCTACACCAACGAGCAGATGCTGACTCAAGCCCTCAGCGAGGTGCATGAGAACGCACAGCAGTACCCGTCGTTCACTCTACCCGCAGCGCCTGACGATGGTTTCTACTACTACATGGCACCTGTCGAGTACGGTGCTGTGACGTTCCGTGATGCTGGTGGACTCGTCGGTGGTTGGGACGGCGCTTCGTGGCCTCTCGATGACATGGCAGACACTACTGGCCCTGTCGAAGTCATGTACCAGGGTCACAAGTACAACCTGTATCGCACCGACTGGCCTGGTAGTCGTGGCGGCACCTTCACAGTGAGCTTTGCAAATGGCTAGAATCGACTTTGACCTGAGCGATGGGCGCTATGAGCACAACGGGCAGCGCGTCGATGAACTCGAGGAGCCGTACGTCAGACTGCCGAAAGCAAAGGTCAAAGCGCTGCTCAAGGCCAAGCGACGTAATCGCGAAGAAGGGAAAATCTCCGAGACAGATCACACGCCCGGCAAGGTGCGCGTGACCAAGATCAATTGGATCAGTCGGATGCAACGAACCTGAGGTGAGTTATGGAAGCAATCCCCGTAGTACGCCATGACTACCCATGTGCGTGCGGTAAGCCAGTCCCGTGTTATCAGAACCCACCGTGCACGAACCTTGTGAACGGGCCAGTTGTGTTGCCTGCATTGGGGACGGTACCGATCACCACTGAGACCATGCTGCTCTCGCAGTTGCTCAAGGAAGGTGGTGTGGTAATTAATGCGACAGCCTGCAGCGCACACGAAGTCGCTGAGGCAAAAGCGGAGGGTCGGACGTATCGCGATCCACGTGGTTACACGTTCGTGTTGATGACGCCAGAGTGGTTGGAGCATGTGCGCAAGCTGGAACGCGCCAATGCCGAACTGCTAGAATGAAAAAAGGCCACTTACTCTCAGGAGCAGGTGGCCTTTTTTGTTTACCGAGCGTCTTTCCCTTCTTCGTTCAGGAACTCGCTGAGACTGCCCACATTTGGCCGACGCGTTTTGCGTATCCTGCCAGCAGCGAACTTCCCAGGCAACTCCATCCCGCGACTATTCCCACGCACGTCTGCAGGCGGCTCCACGAACAGTGGCTTGCCAGCAAACTTCGGCGTCTCCTGCGTACTGTTCGGCTCAAGGATCAGTACCTTCTCCAAATCCTCACGCAGCTTCGCATACACCTCGTTGTCCATGACGATGTACGCCGTGTCCTTGTCGTGTGCAACGCGGCGCAGCGTATCGAAGTCATACACATGGCCTTCCAGATAGTAGAAGTACCGAGGGTACCAGCGCGCTGTCACGAAGTCCACAGCTTGCGGCTCAGCGATCTTCCACGCGTTCGGGCCCAGCTCATGGATGACGTACTGCGTCTTGGTCGTCTCAGTGACTTCGGTACCGTCGCCAACGAAGCCCACTGGGTTCTCCGTCCACTCGATAGCCATCCAGCCACTTTTGCGCTTGCCCTCAGACAGCTTCGCGTCCTTGTCAGTGGTGACGATCAACGTGTTCTTGCCGTTGACCTCAAGACCTTTGAACGCATCAGCATGGAACGGATCGTTGCTACGCTCCCAGTACGCGACGCCAGACCACAACGGTGGCGGGTTGTTTTCATCGACTAGATAGGTAATCACGACACGCCTCCCCAATAGCCAGGCACCTTCTTGTAGTTGAGAGCCAATGCTTCACTCTCCACGATCAAGGCATCGACCTCACCGAACTGCTGCAGGATGAAGTTGTACTGATCCTTACCAGCGTCACGCCCCGGCGCGTAAATCTCCAGACGCTCTTTGATTGGCAACGCCATCGACGCCCATGACGTGTGCCCGATTGCCATGATTTGCTTCTTCTCATGGCACACTGCAAACACGCGCTCTCCACTTGCCATCACAAGTCTCCATTGAGTTTGACGTAGCCATTCTCGAACGCCTCAGCAGGAGACCACGAGGTGTAACCATCGTCGTAGATCACATAGTAACCACCAGATGCAGCCGAGTGCTTGACGTACCAATCACGGCTGATCGCCACCTTCTGCCCACCTTCCAGATTGAGCTCCAGACCACAGTCACCGATCAGGTCGTCGATGCTGATGATCTTGGCACCCTTGACGATCTTGCGCGACTGGTACTTTGGCAGTGTGAGCTTGGCTGCTTCTGTCCAGATGCGCGTGGCGATGTTGTAGATCACCTCGTCCTCGTAGATGTACAGCATGGCCATGGTAGTAGGCGGTACGCGAGCGTCCAGATAGATCGGCGCCTTGTTCAGCATGCCCTTGATACGGCTGTCACTGTAGGTCACGTCCTTGCCTGGGTCGTACAGGTGCGCGATAGCATTCGAGTTTGGTCGCGTGCGCAACTCTTCCAGCGCACTTGCACCCATGAGCCATACCCGCTTCGGCTGTGTCTCGTGGCTTGGGCCTGGTACGTGACGTGCTACAGGGTTGAACGCCATGATCTTGTAGGTACTGCCGCCGAGGGCCATCTGCACTTCTTGGCTTTCGTGCTTCTCGTCCTCAAACACAAAGCCCTGGTCGCCCATCTCGGTGAGCGCACGGTGCACCTCTTCGTCCAGTGCGACGTAGCCCCAGCGCAGGTAGTTGTAGTTACCACGAGCGATAAAATGATCGAGAGTCATACGGCCACCGGTGCGTTGATTACTTTGCCTGGAACATAGCCGTCGATGGTAATGTCTTCGACCTTGAAGTCCAGAATGGAGGAGTAGCTGCGGCGTTCAATGATGACGCGCGGCTGGGATGCTTCGTTGATTGGCGTCGCCAGTTGCTCACGCACTTGGTCAACGTGGTTGCTGTATACGTGCGCATCACCGACGGTGTGGAACAGCTTGCCTGCCTTGAGCCCGTAGATCGCGCAGAGCATGTGGGTGAAGATGGAGTAGAACGCGACGTTGTACGGCACGCCCAGGAACCAGTCACCAGAACGCTGGTAGAGCTTGCAGTGCAGTACCAGCTCGCCAGTCGCATCGCGCTCGATACCCCACTGAGCGAGAGTGTGGCAAGGCGGCAGTGCCATGTCTTCCAGATACGCGACGTTCCACGCGCTCAACACATTGCGTCGTGCAGCGCTATCGTCACGCTCCTTGATTGCTTTCTCCAGACGCGCGATCTGGTCAATCTCACGGCGAATCATCAGGCGACCATCGTCAGCCGTACCCATGTGGACAAAGCCGCGCTTGCCGTACTGCTCCCACGCAGCGTTGCCGTTGTACATGACGCTCGGGTCGATCAAACGCAGGTCTTCCCAGTGACGCCACTGCACGCCGTACACAGGGCCCAGGTCACCGTCGAGAATCTGGTACTGGGGAATGCCGAACTTCTTGAACAGTGCTTCTTGTTGCGCACGGCGATCAGCCTCGTCGAAGCCCGTGATGCCCTTCATTTCGTCGAACTGGCTGCCCTTGAGCATACGCACGCGCTCGCCTTCTTCGTACATGCGCCCGAAGACTTCGGTACCAGGCTTCACCCAGTTGTTCCAGAAATTGACCTTGTTGTCGATCAGGAACTTCAGGCGATTGGAGCCACTGAGCATCCAGACCAGTTCGACGACTGCCTTGTCCCAGAACACGTTCTTGGTAGAGGGCAGCATCACGGTAGCGCAGCCGTCGTCCGCCAACAGGTCATACTCGACGTTCACCACACCGAAGCGCGAGTAGGTGCCAGTGCCAGTACGGTCAGCCTTGATGGCACCGCGTTCGAGTAGATACTCGGCTACGGTCAGATAACCATGCTCACCGTTGAGAGCAATTGGCATCATGTTACCGCTGGGAAGTTTGCGCATCGCTTATCTCCTTTGATTTGGCAGTCGCCATTTTCAGTAATTCGTTTAACTCGGTGTTGTCCAGAACGTTGTAGCCGCACTTAGCCAGCATCGAGTGCCGTGCCTTGTCTGGTAAGCGCTTGAAAATCCCGAGACTCAGCAAGCTCGTTACCGTGCATCCCCAGAGTTTCTTGGATAGCCACTGCAATAGCTTCCGCATTTTCGTGTACCCATTGTTGACTGATGGCGCCCCAGTTCAGGACGTATAAACGCTCCAGCCGATCGGTGGCGAACTCCACACCCAAGAGCGTGACGCCATCAATGATCCTGCCGATGTTCTTTCCAGTTGTCCCAAGCTCCTTCGCCAGTTCTTTCTGGGTGAGCTTGTTCTTGTCCATGACGTACAGCAACCACAGCTTGCGCAGGAACCCTACCTGAACTCGCTGGAATGGATCGCGTGGGATGATGGCATTGGCACACTGCCGTCGAATGTCCTCGCGAGCAATCTCACCCATGAAGCGCCAACGCAGCACGTCACGCATTTCGATACGGACGTTGAGCATATTGGCGTAGCGTCCAAACTTCCACCACGAGCCTTGGTGCCAATAGGCATCCATGTAGTATTCACCCTCTACGGTGTAGTCTTGGACTGCATACCAGCCTTCTTTCTTGGGCTTTCGCTGGCTGCATTCAATCCATGGACGTGGTTTGATGACTTCCTGCAGCATGTTCGTGTACATCCCTATTAGTGGCAGACATGGTTGGTTTACAGTAATCCCGGTGTTCCTCAGTAATTTATCACCAATCGAATATGAGGTGTCCCATGAGCAATCTTGAACTGGTGTTCGCTCTCAAGGGCCAGCGCAACATTCGTCTCGGCACTGATGCGAGTACGGGTCATGGTTGCTTTGGCCCAACAGTTCCAGCATCGGCATCCATGACGGTGTTCACCGACCAGATCGCGGAAGTCCGTGTGTCTGACAAGTACGTGCCACACTGCTGCCCATCGAAAGGGTGTCACAGCCCTGGCGTTATCGTAGGTGCCCGCATCACCTACACGGATCAGTTGGCGACACACCGGAATGGCGATCCATTGAGCTGCGGCGATATGTCGTCCAACGGCTCGTTCACTACCTACAGTGGTAACTGATGATGGCGGATTACAGAGACAGCCCGATCTATTCCGACATCAACCTGTATGTCGGCACCCACTCCAACAAGGAGCTGGTGTACAACGAAGACTCCATCAACCAAAACATCTTCCTGATCATCACCACACCCATTCGCTCCAAGTGGTTCCGGATTCGCTACGGGTCGAACATCCCAGCGTACCTGTTTGAACCCATGGACGATATGACGGCGTCGCGTATCCGTACGGAAATCCGAACGCTGCTCAGTCGCAACGACGAGCTCCGTGTGACGATCACGAAGGTCAACGTATACCCGAACTACACCCTGCAAGCGTACGGTGTCGAGGTGTACTACACGGCACCTAACTTGGACGGCAAGCCTGTGCTGTTCCAGTTTGCCCTCAACAAGCAGAATGCCGCATAGGAACAGTCATGGCTCAACTAGCAATCAGTAAGGTCGTCGTTGACGAACAGGATATCTACAACGAGCTGGCGCGGCGTCTCGCAGAAAAGGGCACTTGGAAAGACCTGCTGCCCACGAACGTTTCGGCCACGCTGCTCACTCTTGCCTCTGGCGCAACCACAGTCAACCAGCACTACATCAACGTGTCCCTGCGTGAGGCCTTCCTCTCGACAGCGGTACGTGACTCGTCCATCTTCGAGGGCGCGCGCTCTCTCGGTGTGAAGATTGCGCGTAAGGTCTCGGCTGGCTTGACTTGCTACCTGCAGAACAACCTGCAGTCGGTGAAGTTCATCCCTGCCTACAGCGAGTTTATGAACTCCTCGGAGAAGTATTTCAACCGTGAGCAATTGATGATCGCTCCTGGCACTGCCATCGAGGACATCCAGCTCTATCAGGGTGAAGTGAAGACCGTAGAGTTTGATGTGGACACGCTTGACCCAGCAGCCCTCCAGACGTTCGTGCTCTCCACTCCGAACTTCGTAGTCGCCGACATGGATATGCTTGTCTGGACAGAAGACAAGGTCTCGGGTGAAGCCACTGTCTGGAACTCGACTGACCAAGCGCTGTACGAACTGGGTCCGACTGACAAGGCGTACTACGAGTTCACCACTGGCTCGGGTGACGTTGCGTTCATGTTCGGCACCGGTGACTACGGCTCCAAGCTGCCAGCGGGTACTCTGCTCAAGATTCGCTTCGTGGTCACGAAAGGCTCTACGGCCATCGGGATCAGTGGTGACAGAATCCGCATGACTTCACAACCCGAGATTTCGGGTTTTACCACTTCCAACGTGGCTGGCGGTGGCGATCAGAAGTCTGCGCTGTACTACAAGCTGTTCGCGCCCGTAATGTTCCGCTCCAATCGTAAGGCGATCAGCCCAAGCGAAGTGCGCGCCCACATCATGGCTTACCCGGGTGTTGCCGACTGCTCACTGTTCTTCCAGCGTGACGTTGCACCCAATGATCCGAAGTGGCAGAACGTGTTGCGTGTGTGCATTCTCCCAGATAGCACTGATACCTGGGGTGGCGCCAACCCGAATCCGAAGTCTGCCGCATGGACTGCCTTCGAGCAGTGGTTGCTCAATCGCTGCCAAGCACTCGCCCAGATGCAGAGCTGGAACCCAGTGAAGATGTACGTTGGCGTCAAGGTGCTGCTCGCAGTCAACAAGGATGTGGACATTGATGAAATGCGCATCCTTGTGACCGAGCGTATCCTGAAGCTCTTCCAGCGTAAGCCCGGCATCTTGGGTCGCCGCCTCTCCAAGTCTGACATTGAAAACGCCTGCCGTCTGCAAGGTGTGGACTACATTGAAATCCTCTCACCTTCTGAGGAAATCATTCCGCCTGATCGCACCATGTATTGCGTGCTCGATGGCAGCCCAGTAGTCAACATCGTGTACACCGAACGTACCGCAGGTATCTCTGGAGCCAACTGATGGACAAGCTCACATTCGAGCGGCTGCAGCCTGAGATTTTCTACGCGCAGCCGTGGATTCAGGACTTCGTGGACGTCTACGCCGAGGTGCTGAACGACCGCATCCGCTATCCGATCTACCAGCTTGAGACCATCCGTGACATTACCAAGGTCATCGACCCATGGGTAGTGACGCAGACCCTCAAGCAAATCGGCTTCGACCTGCCACAGGACTTCATCAAGCACAACATCCCCACGCTCAACCAAGCGATTCCGCAGCTGTCGATCTACGCAGAGCGCTCTGGTACCAATGACTATCCGCATACCATTGCGTTCATCTTGGGTCGTAGCGTCGATGCGATTGGCCTGTACACCGAGAACTACCAAGACTTCTACTCGCAAGCCTACGGGCCACTGCAGGTAGATGGTGGTGACTGGTTCAAGACCACGCACATCGAACTGGGGATGCAGTACCTTCCACAGGACTACAAGTTGCTGCTCCCACGTGGGAAGACCATCAAGGACCGCTTCCTCGAGGCGTTCTATGAGTTCGCCCCATGGAACATCGTGGTAGAGCGCTTCTTCTTCAACGTGGACGTGGGTGCCAACCTTCACCTCTCCGGGCGCATCGTCAAGCAGCCCAAGCGTTACATCGACGTGGGTGTTGGTGAAATGCACGTGGAGAACGTGAAGATCGTTGGTCCTACTGAGGTGTACGAGGGCAGCGAGCAGGAGTTTGAGCTAATCATCACGCTCGCCAACGGTAGTGAAGGCACACCGGGTACTCCTGACATTCCAGGTACTCCCGGTACGCCGTACATTCCCGAAGTTCCATATCAGCCTGCTGTCCCAGCTGTTCCAGGCAGCCCTGAGATTCCGTACCAGCCTGCGAAGCCTGAGGTGCAAGCGCAACCTGCTGTGCCAGAGATACCGTACCAAGCGGGTAAGCCTGAAGTACCTTATCAGGCTGCTGTTCCAGAAGTGCAGTACAAGCCCGCTGTGCCCGAAGTTCCATATCAGCCAGCGGTGCCGCCTCAAGATGCGTATACCCAACAAGGCACGTTCAAGCCTCTCATGGGTGTCGCTGGTTGGAACGCACAGGAAGCCACGATCAACACCTTCGCCGAGATTGAGCCGAACTCCGAGTTCAGCATCGACGCGCCGGGTGAGAACGACTACGGCTATGTGTGCTATCCAAAGGCAATGGGCGAAGCACGGTTCACCGACAAGGTGTCCAACTTCGAAGGCGGATGGGACGGTGCATCGTGGCCTGATCAGGACGTGGGTGATGAATACGGGCCTATTGAGATTGAGCGCACAGTCAACGGTGTGACGCTCACGTGGTACCTGTACCGTACCGACTTCTCGGGCATCGGTTCAGCTACATACGACTTCCAAGTGCCTAACCCGCAGAACGGTAGCTACTCGATCTATCACGAGGCAGTTCCGGGTAAGCCAGAGGTTCCATATCAGGCAGGCTCTCCTGAAGTGCCGTACCAAGCAGCCAAGCCAGAGGTCCCATATCAGGCTGCTGTTCCAGAAATCCCGTATCAAGCAGGTAAGCCAGCAGTGCCTTATCAGCCTGCGACGCCTGAGATTCCATATCAGGCTGCTGTGCCTGCTGTACCCGGTAAGCCAGAAGTTCCATACCAGCCAGCGGTGCCAGCAACACCAGGTACTCCAGCGATTCCGGGTACTCCTGCTACGCCAGCAGTGGACACCTACTTCACGCAGACAGTCCGTGTGAAAGGCGTATGGAACAGTAGTCGCACTGGCCTCGTGGGCTTCAATGGTGACTTCGCCTCCTTTGGCAACGTCAGCTTCGATACCGACGTGGTGATCTATGGCGAGTACGAGGGTATGTCCGCATCCCTGAACGTCAAGGTGAAGAACAGCGCCAGCAACATCAGGACCATCGAGATTCAAGGCCCTGACAGTGTCCGTGCGAACGAGTTTGGCACCTACCAAGTGGTAGCTCATACCACAGGCGGTGATGAAACCCACGACCTGACGATCACCACGCGCTCCACACTGGGCTACATGCAGGGCAACAACCTCCATGTGTACCAGATTGACGCTGATGGTGAGGTGATCCTGAGTGCCGAGTGCAAGCTCCCTGATGGGCAGACGCTCACCGCCGTGAAGAAGGTACAGGCCATCTTCGTGGACCCTGATGTTCACCTTGTTGACCTTGAGATACTCGGCCCTGACAGCTTCTACGAGAACGAGGTGAAGCAGTACACCCTCGTGGCGCACTACTCGGATGGAACGCACAAGGGCGTACTGGGTGCATGGGATCCCGGCTGTGGCGCCATCTACATCACGCCTGATGGTGAGGCGTACATCACCGAGACACTGGCCGAGTTGGACATTACCTTCAAGGCCACGCACCAGTACAAGGGTGTTAAGCTCACGGCAACCAAGCCTGTCCAGTTCCTCCGCCGGACGGTTAGCGTGGTACATACGGAGATTCTTGGACCAAACCAAGTGGTGGAAAACACCAAGAATCGCTACGTTGTGTCCGCCCGATTCTCGGATGGTTCTACGGGCATAGTGGATGCAGATTGGACAACAAATCGCTTCTATATTGACGAAAGAGGGTACCTGGAGGTGGGCTCTGTTGGCTCCACACCGGTCAATCTCCAGTTAAGGGCTCGCGTCAACGGGCGGGATGCCATCAAGCAGATCGTTGCTATCAATACACCGGTGACATTGGACAACATCCTTGTCATGGGTCCGGATAACGTCCGGGAAGGCAGCTTGGGCAAGTTCACTGCATACGCGCATTACTCCAATGGCCGTGACGTGGAAATCACTCCCACGTGGTCGATTAAGGGTGATCCTGCATGGGCATCCATTGACGTCAACGGGTTGCTGTCGTTCGAGGACCCACTGGTTGGTATCGTGGAGGTTGTTGCTACATACCGACTCGGTGGTAAGGCATACGTGCAGAGCAAGCCATTAGTCTTGATTCCGAACACACGGATCATTCAGGGCTTGATTATCAGTGGCCCTAACACGGTCATGGAAGGTGCACGGATTGTGCTCACTGGCACCGCCGTGTACTCTGATGGATTGCTTGAGACGGTGAGCCCACAATGGACCGTGCAGTCTGCGGACCCATTGAACGATCCAGACCCAATGGCGGACATTGTATCGCCTGGTGTGCTGCAAGGACGTGTAGTCGAGAAGGACACCAAGGTCACGGCGATTGCTCGCTACTTCAAGGAGATTGCCGAGTTTGAGGTGACCGTAACGCCACGTATCGTCAACTCGCCTGACAAGCCTGTGAGCAGTCGGATCATTGGACCTGCCGCCTTCTATGTCACCGAGCGTGGTTCGTACTCCCATGCGATTGTCTTCGAGGAGTGCGCGAATGAGCTATTGGTGAGTAGTGACTGGACGATTGACGCTGATCCGCTGGTGGCTGCGATTGATAGTGCTGGCTTCGTCTGGTCCGTGAATGGTAAGTCCACGACTGCCACGATCACCTCGACGTACCAGTGCGGCACCTACACCCTTGTCGATTCGATGGTCATCAACATCATCGGCGATGAGGACCAGTTGAAGTCGCTGGCCATCTACGGGCCTGAGACAATCAGTGGTGCCAAGCAGGAACTCTACACGTCGGAGCTCTTCCGTAATGGTGAGACTGAGACACCGGGCAAAGGGCATCCTGTGCAGCCTGAGTGGAGCATCGTTTCCCCAGATGGTCGCGTAGTTGTCAACGGTGCTGGTCAGGTGAACGTGATTGACGCCTCCAAAGCGTTCAAGTTTATCCTCAAGGCCACGTACAAGGAAGGGTTCGAGACTGTCACGGCGACCAAGGAGATTAGCGTGATTGCTGAGGTAGACAGTACACCGATCTACGGCCTTGCAGCCATTGGCGTGCGTAACGACCCTGCCATTGCAGACAAGCTGACCAACCATTTGCCTACAATGGCATCTGGCCAGAAGTTTACGCTGACTGCTGGTGCTGGCGAATACATGTACTTCTGCTACCCTGCGACACTCGGACTCGCCAAGTTCGTTGACCAAGCCTCCAACTTTGAAGGCGGATTCGACGGAGCGTCCTGGCCTGATGATGGCTCTGTAGGTGAGCAGTACGGTCCAATCACTGTCGCGCGCACTGATGCGTCTGGCACAACATCCAACTGGTATCTGTATCGCTCCGACTTTGACGGCAACGGCACGATGACCTTCGAAGTAACCTTCGGGAACTAAGGAACTACCATGAAAGTAAAAATGACCACCGGCCGTGAAGTGTACAACCCGCACGCCGAAGTACAAGCGCCAGCGCAACACACGGCTGTCGCCAATGGGAATGCCGAGATTGCTGTCGCGGCTGTCGATAACACCAGCGAAGGCAACTGCCCGAAGTGCCGTAAAGCCATGGGCACCGCGATGATCCCTGCTGGTCAGGTGTACTACTGCCCGACGTGCCGTGTCTCGACGCCAATCAGCGACTGCGAGGGTTAATCCATGAGCGAAGTGCTGATTCTTTCCGACGTTGGCCTACAGGCGATCAACAACGCGTCGGCAGGCGGCCAGCTCGTTGACGCTACCTTCTTCAAGTTTGGGGACTCCTCGCAGTCCCCGAGCAAGACTGATGCCGTCGACATTCTGGGCAACAACCTCTTCGAGGGTACCATCCACCACGTGGAGGTGCTCTCCAAGAACACCGCTCGCTTCGTCTTTGAAATCCCGGGCTACCTGATCAAGGAAGACACGGAAGTCCGTGAGACCTGCGTATACCTGAGCAGCCGTACGCTGCTTGGGCGCTGTGTCTTCGAGACGCCTTACATCCTGATCAAGGGTGAGACGGTTCGCTTCAACTGCCTGCTGGTAACTAGCCGTTGTGACCTGACGACTATCAACGTCACCATTGGCGACTACTCGTCCATTCCATCGACGCCCAACGTCTTCCGTCTGCAATCGCCTGGAGAAAGCTCGTTCAATGCGGTTACGGTACTGGATGGTACGTATAACTCGGATGGCAGTGCTACTCCTGTTCTGGCTATGCGTTCTGGTGCAGGTGGTTTCCAGTGGGCATTTAGCGACCATGATCGTATCTTCTTCGGAAAGCCCACGGCTGCCAGCGCTACTGAGATTACTCTCAGCGGAATCGACCTCGACGATAACGAGATAGTCATTGGCCACGTCGTCCTCGGCAATGGTCAAGGCAAGTCGCGCCGTTACCGTGTGTCGGGTACCAAGCTGGTTGAAGCTGACTCGCAGCCAGTCACTGGCCTCGATGCCCAATCGACTATCGCTGTATGGCGACGTCGTGGAGGTGCTGGTGGTGCAGGCGGTGCGTGCTCTTATCCGCCGATCATGGATGGTGTGCCTGCTGACTGGGTACTCGTTCGTGGCTATGACGAATGCCCACGTTGGGCGCCACCCAAGTCGTCTGGCGGTATCAATAGCACGCTGTACCGTGCGCCTTCCAAGCTGGTAATGAGCACTATCAACTACACAGGCGATGGTACCGAGGCACGCTATGCCCTTGGCGATCTGGAAATCGAGAACGTCAACTACCTGCAGCCAGCGCTTGGTGGTGTAACCCAGCACCGTGATGCGTTTGATATGAGCGGCAACGAGATTGAGTTTGTGGAGGCAATTGCCGCCCAGATTCCAATTGACCTGCGCCTGTTCACACGTATCCCGTCGAACGGCAGCCGCATGTTGATCAAGGTTGACCATGTGGTGGGTGATGGCAGCACGCAGAACTTCAAGATCAGCCAGCCCGTGCAAGACGCCAACTACATCAAGGCGTACATTCGCGGTATCCGGCAGATGCTCACCACGTTCACCTACGATGCCACAACGCAGGAGGTCAAGTTTGTAGCACCGATCCCTGCTGGCGTTGACGTGGAGTTGCGTAGCTTCCGTATCGAAGACTTCGAGGGTTACAGCACCACCATCTCGACCATCGCCACGATCACCAGTGACGACACGTACTTCCTCGAACTGCCGTTCACTCCGCAGTCGGTTGAGTACATCGAGGTATCCCAGTCTGGTGCGCACATCCATGGCAACCAGTACACTCTGGTAGACAACAAGGTGATCTTCACTGGGCCGATTCGCAAAGGCCTGGGTGTCGAGATTACCCTGTACGACAACGCGCCAGCACAAGGCAGTAGCAATACCAACCTTGCTGGTGTGGTCATTGATGCAGTGCTTACTGGTCGTACCTTGAAGCTCCTGCGTCATGGTGCCAAGCCGATTGTCCTGCCTGTGCCTGGCGTATCGCTGATCGCTGGCTCGGGTATCCGTATCAGTGGTTCGCACCCTGTGTACCGGATCGAATCGACCATCAGTGAGCAACTGACCGATGCTGAGGCCAACTTCAAGTTCACGGATACTCGGAACCAGAAGGACGCCCAAGAGATTCTGTTCACGCACCGTGTCAATCTCTCCAGTGACGTGATGGTGACTGTCCACGCTGACTTCCAAGCAGCACTCGGCCCTGGCTTCGTCACGGAAGAAGGCTTGGAGATCATGGAGTACGTGGTTGGCTTCCGTTCGTCCAAGAGTCAGGAGCCTGATTACGGTCGCCAGATTGCAGGTACTGGTACTGCTGGCTTCTCGTCCCTTGGTGGCGACAAGAACGAACGTGCCTACTCCAACGCCTCGCTCACTCAGGTCTACGATATTGTGACCAAGAACCACCCAGCGGGCTACATCGACGTTGTGGTGAAGATGCGGGTGAAGAACGCGAACGTGAGCCAGTACGGTTCGTTCCTGAACGTCAACGTCAACATCATCGGTACGCCGAAGATTGCCAAATAGGTGAGCCATGATCTGCTACGTCATGCCCGATGGGAGTTATGGACGCAGCACACAGCCGCCACACGACGCCATTCCCATTGGTGACGACATATACAGGATGCTGGAGGACAACCCTGGCATGCTGGACATTGAAGTCACCGGTGTGAATGTTCGGATCAGCCCATCGCTTATTTCCTACAAGGCAAAGGCGCTGGAGATTATCCGTACCGAAGTGGGCAAGCTGCTGCCGTCTGAGCAGCATCTGAACCAACTGCACCGCAGCGTCGCTTGCGAGCAGTCCTGTTTCGATGAGGTCCTTGGCTGGTTAACGGTTGAGGACACGCGCAAGACGTTTGCGCAGCTTAACGAACGGCACAACAAGCTGCGATTCATTCAACACGACAGCACCTCCATGGTGGGGCAAGCAACAGCCTGTGAACAGGTTGATACCATACTGGAGGCATTGTCGCATACACTAGGTGCACTATGAGTGTGAAAGGTGTTTCCGACTCTCCACTCCTTGGGAAGTCTATCCTAGGAGACCAATCCCGGGTGCCCATCGGTGCGCCTGTGATTACAAACCTCAGGGTGAAGAACTCGAAAGAGATTCAGGCCCTGATGACTGGCCAGACATTGACTGAGCCACAACTCAACCAGTTCGAGACGTTTGGGCAGGATGGCAGGGAAGCCTTCCGCAAAGAGTCCAACAGCATCGACTACCGTGATCGCACGCTGGAGAACGGGCGCCTTATCGAGGAGTGGAGTTACGACCCACAAACGGGTTCGCTTGTCCTCGTGCGGAAGAACCAAGAAGAGTACCGCATCTTCAACTTCCTGCGCCAAGACGCGATGGGTCGTGGTGCTACAGGTCCTCGTGGTGATCCGGGTAAAGATGGGAAGAACGGACGTCTCGGTCGTGATGGTGCTCAAGGTGCTACCGGTTGCGAAGGTGAGAAGGGTGATCCGGGTGAGACTGGTAACCCAGGCGTCGAAGGTAATCCCGGCATCATGGGCTTGCAAGGCCCAGACGGTTGTGAGGGTGCATCGGGCGATCGTGGTGTCATGGGTCCACAGGGCCGTAACGGGTTTGAAGGTGCTCGTGGTCTCACTGGGCCAAGTTGCGATGAAGAGAACACTGGCGCTCAAGGTGCACAGGGTGCCAAGTTCGGTAAGGGTGTTGCCTTTGGCCTAGCCGCTGCCTCTGATCCAGAAGTCGCAATCATGGGCTTGGACGATGACGGTGTGGATGCCGTTGCACCAACGTGTGGCTGGACTGGTAAGCTGTGCGGTGCAACTACTGCGCCAGCAACGCCTGCTCCTGATACATCAGCGCCAGCTAACCCTGCACCTCCGCCTACTGCATCTGCGCGCATCAGCCTGTGTACGAGCTTTGGTAACCAGAGTCCGAAGAGTTCGTGTGGTGGTACCTCGACTGCGTGGTATGTCGCATGGGCCAACTTCGATGCAGGTGGCGGTGTGCTGGGTCTCTCGGGACTTCCACTCGCACGGCAAAACACTGCATGGTGGCCTAACAGTGTCGTCATGTGTGGTACTCTGGCCGCTGGTGCAGCGTACACCTTCGAGTTGATTACTCCACCGGGCGTTGCCTCCACCTTGTTCCTGAACTGTGCGATCATCAGCCAGACGGACTATCCAGGTGGCACCACGCGAGTCACGAAGACACTGGACAAACCCACTGAGGTTCGCCTGCGCTTCCTCAACAACGCAGCGCGCATCCCAACGTGGTGTGCCCTGAAAATCTACAACGCCTCCACAGGCGAACTGCTGTACTTCACGGGTAAGAATGCCAAGAACGCCGGCCTCAAAGGTGAGTTTGCCTCATCCAAGACTGACGACAACTGGGCAGGCAACAGCTCCGTGCAGCAGTACCTATAAGGATTCAACATGACAGGCTTGACTCGAATCCACAGTTCGTTGATCTATGCCCCAGGTGAATCAGACCAGACCGAAGTAGTGGTTAGGGACGAACACCTTGAGGCCAGTGCGCCGCTTGAGTCGGATATCAGTGAAGTCTCCAGCGGCTACTACGATGCCCAGCTGGGTATCCTGACGCTCACCATGAGCAACGGCGATATCGTTCGTATCAATGGCTTTGCCACAGCAGGTAACATCCCTGCTGGCCCCACTGGCCCTCAGGGCTTGCCGGGTAAAGACGGTCAAGACGGCCGTGATGGTAAGGACGGTGAGAAAGGCGAAGAGGGTTGCCAAGGCCCAGCAGGTCCACAAGGCGCCACTGGTGCTACCGGCCCTGATGGTCGCGATGGCATGATGGGTCAGCAAGGCGTTCGTGGTTGCCCAGGTCCCAAGGGTGCACCGGGTGAACGCGGACCCACAGGCCCACAAGGTCCAATCGGCCCCACTGGCCCCAGAGGTGAGCAAGGTCCTACTGGTAAGCCGGGTGCTCCTGGCCCTGCAGGTACCGTGAACATCGTCGTCTCCACTACTGACCCTGGTAACGTGGGCGCTGGCTGGCTCTGGGTTAACCCAAGCGCCACTGAAACTCCTGCATCGGGTGGCGGCGGTGGCGGCACTGTAACGCCTCCTGCGACTGACCCACCCATCGGCACTCCATGGCCATAACAAGGTGACCTTATGCTGACTCGCGTTCCACTCAAATTGCTCGATGCCAAAGGTCGCTCTGGTAGTGACGTGCGCTTCGATGGTAACAACGTCGTGGTGGAAGAGGATAGCCTCAACCAGAACGACTACGGCATCACGGCTGGTAACTACGACGCCACCTCTGGTACCCTGACGCTCGTCCTGCGCAATGGTGAAAGCCTCCAGCTCTCTGGGTTCACCACTGTCAGCGACATGGGCGTTGGCCAAGCAGGCCCCACTGGCCCAGCAGGTCAAGATGGCCGTGATGGTCTCAATGGTACTGACGGTGAGAAGGGTGCCACTGGTTGCCAAGGCCCAGCTGGCCCTCCCGGTCGTCAAGGCCCTCGCGGCGAACAAGGCAACCCAGGGGCTACAGGCCCTAACGGTGCAACTGGACCCACTGGCCCTGATGGCAAGGATGGCGTCGTTCAAATCTGGATTCAGACCGCTGACCCAGTGCTGGATGCTGCCGTCCACGTTGTCCCTGGGGCACTGTGGGTCAAGCCATAAGTTGGAGTTCTACCAATGAGTAGACTAAGAATCAGGAATGCGGCCAACACCAAGTGGTTGGATATCTGCCAGAGTGAATGGCGGGTGCGCAATCCAAGCAACACAGGCTGGACACGCATCACTCCTGCACAGGGCATGAAGGTTCGCCATGGTGCTGAGACCTATTGGCTGGACATTGATTGCAAGGCGGAAGGCCTAGCCAGTTGTGACACTGAGGATGAGTACGGCGGCACACCGGACGGTAAGGGCAGCAATGGTTCAGGTGGCGGTAATGGCTCCGGCGGTGGAACAGGTGGCAATGGAGGCAATGGAGGGGCGGGCGGTAACGGCACGGACCCTGGGTCTGGCTCGGGCGGAATAGGAGGCGGTTTGAACGGTCCTGGCAGCCCTTGGTACAATAATGGGGATAAGGGATCCGGCCAAGGCGGCTCTGGATGGCAGGAAGGAGCACCCTATCCAGGTGGCTATGATCTGCCAGATAGTGATGGTGATGGAGCGGGCGACAAGGGCTCGTGTATCTACCGTCCCGGACTGGGTGTCTGTGAGGAGAAGGGTATCCTCATTATCCGTCCGGACATGGACTGTGGTACGAAGATCGCTGGTGGGTTTGATTGCCCATTCGAGTGCCCAAGTGCTATCAATGGTAGCGGTAAGGGTATCTGGGAGTTCTACCTGAACATGGGCAAGGAAGGCGGTGCAGTGCGTATGCCATGGATGGCTAACGCTGGTGCTGTTAGTGTCGATGTGTACTACCGTGGCAAGCTCATTGCATCCACTGGTGGGCAGCGTACTGGCAAGGGTGTGTTGCAGTTCGTGTTCACGCCTGTGAATAACGACCCACTGGTGTTTGTAAGGGTTAGGGCTACTAAGGCCAGCAAGTGGACGCTCCAGATGAAGTGCGTGGGTGACGACGATACGGATGGTGAAATCACTGATCCACGTCCATGCCACGGTACGTTCGAGGTGAAGAAAGAAGGCGGGTTGGGTACGTTTGAGTTCTATCACGCCATGGGCGATAAGGCTGGCTTGGTAGACATACACTACCAGATGTGGAACCAGCCAGATAAGCTCGAAGTCTTCCAAGATGGACGGTTGCTCAAGTCTACTGGCGGATACGTGGCAGGCGAAGGCCACGTGAAGTTCGACTATTCGCCTACCGAGTCGCAGCTTGTCATGGTGCGCATCACTGCACGGGACCCTGGGACCTCGTGGATTTACCTGATCACCTGTCCGGGCGAGAAGGGTAGTGAAGATGATCCACGGCCGTGTTCGGATCAGAGCGCCGTGACGTCGGGTGGTGCTGGTGTTACCGATACGTTCGTGGACATGGGTGCTGTTGCTGGCAAGGTGGGTGTGCGTTACCAGATGTACAACATCCCCGATAAGCTGGACGTCTATCAAGGCGGTACGTTGGTTGCGACGACTGGTGGGCCTGTTACTGGCGATCACTGGCTGTACTTCAACTACAACCCCGCTGGTGGCCAGAAGATCCAGATTCGCGTGACAGGCAGCGGTAAGACCTCGTGGTCGTTCCTGCATACGTGCCCGGGTGATGAGGATCCAAACATCAGCATCGACGATCCGATTGTCAAGGAGGGTAAGGAGGGTGAGACTGCCCAACTCTGCTGGACCGTGACTATGGATAAGCCGCAGTCCATGCCTGTGACTGTCGATTACCAATCGGGTGGTGGTACCGCTAAGCCCTTCATCTGCCAAGGCCGGATTCTGGCGAACGACGAGTTCAACAACCCGTTCATTGCAGTGGCTGATTGTGGTGTTGGACGTGCAGCATTCGATGGTGGGTTCCCCAAGTTCTACAACAATGCCTACAAGGCGCCTCAGGATGCACCTACTGGTCAAGCTGTATTTGACTCGTGGTGGCGGACAGCGGATGCAGAGTATTACTCGGACCCGAGCACGATCCCTGCTGCATCGCAGGCAAATGCGTGGCGTCTGGCATCTGGGAACGTTCAGTCCACCACGAACAGCTCCAAGATGATTTCGTTCTGTTCGCCGCTGTCGTACATGAGCTACACGTTTGAGGCCACGCTGTCGTCTGGCGAGGCGGATGACGATATGATCGGCTTGGTAGCTGCGTTCGCCCGTGTAGGCAGTGACAACTATCACCTGCTGGCTACGCGCATTCCAGGTGGCATGCCTTCGTTCGGTAGTGGTAACTTCAACCTGACGTTGCTCAAGAACGGCAGCACAATCAAGGTTCTCAACACGAAGACCTTTGGAGGTAACGGTAACTGGGCTGGACGTGGGCAGACTCGTGTGCGGGTTGAACGTGACTGCAACATGATGGCGGTCTACTGCTCCACCTTCGGTAGCACATCCATCGAGGAAAGCAGCAAGCTCGAAGTTGACCTGAGTGCTGATCCAGACTTGGCGATGTTCACGGACAAGACCAGCTGGGGCTTCTGTGCCCAGTCGCAAGCAAACGCCACGTTCAGCTCCGTGTTCGTGTCTGGCATTGGTCTGCCACCTGCATTCACCTACCTGAAAAACTTGATCCAGTGGACTGCGCGCACCAACAATCGCACAGGCAAGGTGTTGATTACCTGCGACAACGCGACTGGTGGGAACTACACGCTCGACAGTCAGCCCAATGGGTTCGGGATCAGCTTGCCTGGCACTGTAACGGCTGCTGGCTTCACGCCTGTGATGAAAGACGTGTACGCATGGAATGGTCAGGGTGTTATCCCGCTGTCGGAACTCAACCAGTACGACACCATCATCTTCATGGGTTCGCGTGTGACAGCAACTGGCGTGGCTGCTGAAGGTATCCTGACTCCAGGTACCGTTGCCAACTTCGCTGAGTACGCTAAGCGCGGCGGTGGCCTCGTTGTGATTACTGACCACTACGTCTTTGAGTCTGGTGCCAACCAGTTGGCTAACCTGTTCGGGATGGAGTTCTACGGCTCGGTGGATCGTAGCGCTATCAGCGTAGCTGCCATGATTGCTGCGTGGGGCGATCACCAAGCGTGGGATGGTCTGCACTGCGAGAAGATTCCTGCAGGCGGTAGTGAAGGTGCACTGCGCATCAAGGTTGAGGAGCGAGACTATCAGCCAACATCGGGTACCGTGACGTTTGCACCGGGTGAGACTTCCAAGCAGGTCTGTGTCCCAGTCTACGGTAACGACGTTCAGCAACCTGATCGCACCGTTGGCATGACCATTGGCAATGCGTCGAAGGGTAACATCACCAAGTCTGGCGGCTTCGGTACGATCATGGATGACGACAGCGCGATCTGTAACCAGAACCCGAGCGAGCAAGTGTTTGAGCGCGCTGGTGGTCCTGATGGTTGCAATCTCCTGCACGTGCAGCCAAACTTCGACTGCGCTGCTGGCAACGTCATGTACCTGATGCAAGCCTTCATCCCATTCACGTACAGCGGCTCGCACGTTATCACCGTTATCTCGGACGATGACTATGAGTTGTACATTGACTGTAAGAAGGTGGGCTCTGGTCCAATCGGCACGGCCACACTCACTGTGGATATTCGCGCAGGGACTCGCAACGTGATCCTGCGATACAAGAACATCCCGAACTGTACGCCTGGCTATGCTGGATTCAGCGTGCGCTACAACAACCAAGTCCAGTACCTGACCAAAGCAGCAGATTGGAAAGGTCAAGCCAACAGCATTGGGGAGATCGGATAATGGCAGTCAGACTCCGTGTTCGACAGTCCGTTAGCGACCCGTGGATTCAAAACTTTGACAAGCTGGGTTGGAAAGTCAGGGCGAGCGACAACAAGTCGTGGATTCAGATGAACCCGCTCAACACCAAGGTGCGCTCCTCGGACAACACCAAATGGCTCAACGTGAAGTGAGAAGACTATGACTGGTAGACTGACCAGGGTGCCATTGCCGCTGCTCGATCCGGGCACGGGTGATACCAACGACATTGTGAAGTTCAACGGCAATGAGCTGGAGCTTCAGGATGACGAGAATCTGAACGGTGATACCACAATCGTCTCCGGTGATTATGACTCGGAGACGGGCTCACTCGTTCTCAACCGCGCGGATCGCAGTACGCTACTGATCCGTGGCTTCCTTACAACGCAGTCGGTGGGAGTGGGGCCTACGGGTCCCACCGGCCCTCAAGGTAAACCTGGCTCGAACGGGCGTAACGGTAAAGACGGTCGTGTCGGTGATCAGGGTTGCGTTGGCCCCAAAGGTGATCCGGGTCCGCAGGGTGCAACCGGTCCTGCAGGTTCGAGTGGTGGTCCCGGTGTTCAGGGTGCTACTGGCCCGACGGGTCCCACCGGTCCGACTGGCCCAGCAGGGCAAGATGGTAAGACGCCAACGTTCGGCGTGGGTGAAGTCGATGCCTATGAGCGCTTCGACAACCTCAGCTTGAAATGCTGGGGCCGCTTCACGTCGACCGAGGCTGGGCTCTTCCAGCGCGTGATCTTCCCAGAGTCGTTCATCACCGACAAGCCTCGGACAATGCACATCCAGTTCATTAACCCGAAAAGCAACGTCAAGAACGCTGTGCGGATTGATCGGGTGAACAAGGGTAACGCAGAGCTTTCCGTAGACACCTCGCTGCTTGCGCAAGAGAGCGATGGTGCTGGCGGGACTCAACCTGTGGCTGCCACCGGCTGGGACTTCTACTACTTTGTCATTGGCAGCGACGCTCCTTAAGGAGGTGGTGTATGGAAATGCCGTTTTACCTCGTGGAGTACGATCCCGTGTCTGGCGAGATTCTCGCCTTTCACAACCCTGTGACGGGTAAGCCTGACACAGAGCATGTGATCGAACTGGACGTTAGCACCAAGGAAGAAGTTGGCGCACGCCCACATCGCTATCGGATCATCGACGGGAAACTCCACGAGACGTCCGTGCATGATGTGGAGCCCGTGCCTGTTCGTCCCGATGTGGCCTCGCAGATCGTTGCTGGCCTTGTCGTGAACGACGTGTGCTACTCGCTGGAGCCTAGTGCTCTGGCGGTACTCCAGCTTGACCTCGCCAGTAACGCCAAGCAAGTCCGTGCGATTGCCTACGTACCCGGCGGCTTCAAGCTCGTGGAACTTTCCAAGGAGGATGCCAAGAAAGTGGCGACAGCGATCGGGGACCACCTCGTCTCTCTCCATTGTGGATAATTTAGACGCAGTGTAAATCGAGGTGAATCCCATGGTCCTGCCGATTGCAAGACTCATTCAGGCAGCGCAAGTCCGAGGCCTGACTGACTCTAATCCCGTGCTGCTTACCACAGACGGGCCAAGCAAAACCCGCATCAACATCATCGTGAGCAAGGTGGAGCCGATTGAAGTCGTGGCTCCACTGGACCTCATCTGGATCGACCCGAGTACGTCAACGGCACTGCGCCGTGTCAACCGTGGTGCGAGTGCAAACCACACGCATACGTGGACTGCGGCAACGGAGTCCAACTTCTGGAACGCGCAGATGTGGGACGAGCCTCGTCCTAGCGATCAGGACTTCCAAGAACTGAATCGCAACATCGGCAACACGCACGACTTGACGGCATTCGACCTTGGTGCATTCGATGCGACTGGCGGCCGCTTCACTGGGCCTGTGTACCCACGCACTCTTGGAGCAAGCGAGGACTACGCGGCTGATGAAGCCGTGCCTCGTTCGTTCGTTGAGAAGCTGACGTCCGCTGCTCAGTCGCTCGCAGCATCCGTGTACCAACAGCTTACCAGTGTGCGCAACTCGGTGCGTGCCCTGGGTACCCGTACAACTACCGTTGAGAACAAGGTGAAAGCCCTTGAGCTTGGCGGCGGTGACGGTGTTCCAAAGTTTCTGCACACGCAGGAAGATGAGGACCTGGAGTGGCTGATCGCTCACGACCTAGGTACTGAAAACCTCATCATCGCAGTCGCGTTGCCCAACGGGGACTACATGATTCCCGCTGAGCAAATCCCTCTGGACGGCAACAACGTCCGCATCACATTCGCCGCTCCACGCTCCGGCACTGCGGCGATCATTGGCATAAGGTAAACACCATGAAAGGGCTCTGGGCACTTGCCTCGCTAATTTACTGCCTAACGGTAGATGCCCAAAGCCTACTGGTTGTGCAGTCCGCAACGGTTCACGATCTGTATGGTAACTCCATTGTAGCCCAACTCCTTGCAGTCGAGCGCGAGCCTCACATCTTCGTGTTCAACGCCCGTCGGTTTACCTACGACACTTCTGCGTACTCCAGGGAGAGTTTGAAGCGCGTACTGAAAGCCGCTGTCGAGCGTAGTAAGCCGAGTTTGATTCTCTATCTCGGCGAACCTGAGTTCGATACTGGCTTCCCATCGAAGTACAGCTCGGTACTTATCGGTGCAGACAACTTCAACACGGTAGCCCTCAAGGCTGCCAGCAGTTACAACGAAAAGTGGGCAAAGACCTACATCGTCACGGATAGTTCAGCGCTCGCAACGCTACGCCTGATCGAGTTAAAAACTCGGCTGGAAGGACTGGACGTGGAAATCCACACCGTAAACACCGTACTTGAATACCGCAAGTTGTTGCTCGATCTCCAGAAAGAAGCCGTCGGCACAATCGTGATGAACGTCTTTGGACTGAAAGATGAATGGAACAATACGGTCGGATACGCCGAGCTAGAGAAGATCATGGTAGCTACGAACAGGCGCCACATTGACGTCGGCATCTGCCGTAGCGGGTTTAAGACTGCGCTGGCGGTTGGCCCAACTCCAAAAGAAGCGGCGTCACTCGCAATAGCGTCGTACAACAAACCACTAAACCTCCACATCAGCTCGTGTGCCAACCTGTCACGACTCAAGTCCAAGCCCAGCTGGCTTTCGTTGTACAGGAAGTCGATGGGGAAATTTGATATCGTGGAGGGAGGCTAATGGTAATCAGCCATTCACGGATTTCTAGGGTACTGATACTCGTCCTTGTCGCGGCAATGCTTTACGTTCTCTGGACGTACGGTTACCGCAATCCAAGTCGAGAGTCCGTGGTCTATTCAACACTCGCCTGCGTGCGTTCCGTTTGCACCGAGAGTCCTACGACTGGAGACCTGTGCTCCATGACTGAGCCTCGTGTGTCAGAAATCCTGATTGAGTCCGATCCGGAGAGTCCTAACATCAAGACAATCCGAGTGATACCGAGCGATGACAAATGCCAATGAGGCTGCTCAATGGACGCCATACAAACCATTTTCAGTAGCCCCCTGCCGGTTGCGATTGCGGCAGTGATCGCCATTGCGTGCTTGGCTGGCTATTGGTTCTTCGTCATTCCTCAGCAAGAGGAAGTGAAGCTGCTTCGTGCTGCAAACACGGAGCTCCAAAAGAGAATGGGTGATGAGTTTGACCTGCAAAAGGCGAACGTCCAGAAGTTCATGCAAGAGCTTACGACTAGCCTGCAGAGCCAGCAGAACATCACCGAATTAGTGAACGTGGTCGCGCAATTGCGTGCGGCCGTCGAGCAACAATCAACCCTGTTGAGCGGGAGCCTTGAAAAGGTCTTCCACGAGGTGCAGGACGCACTGCGCAAACTCGACTCGACACTTGACAATTCCTCTGAGGACATTGGTCGTAAGAATGATAACATCCAGCGGGAAGTCGAACGCCTCAGCCGCCTGCTTGAGTCTCTGGCTCGTCAGGTTGCTGAAATCAGCGACAAGCAATCGCAAGTCGCCGGCGTACTCACTGGCATGTCCATAGCCAAGACCATGCAGAACAGAGGTTTGTAGGAATTGCACCCATGGCCTACGTGCTTAACAACATACGCTTTCGTTCTGTGAGTTCTAAGGCTTTGGAGCGCTACTACAACTCCAAGTCATTCATCCTGACTGAGTTGATCGACGAACGGAAGCAGTTTAGCCAGGTCGCCCGCGAAATCCAGTTGCTGTTCTTCAACAGCTACTCTGACTGGGCTACCAAGGTGGAAAGCCTGCTGCTCAATCGCAACACTGTGGATGAGTCGGACATCCAGATAATCTTTCAGCGGTTTGGTGAGATTATCAACTCGAACAAGCACATCTTCAAAATCCACAGCGACGTGTTCCTGCCTCAGTTCCTTGAGGTATGGGGCGCGGTGCATAAGCACATCCCGAACAACTTCAAGCGTCGGGTCCGTGCTACTGTGGGTATGTCGCACCTTGAGGCCTATCCGAAGATCATCGAGGCCTTAGTAGGAGCATTGCAGTCGACCCTGTTTGAACTCTACGAGGTCGACTGCCTGCTTGGTTCCAACTTGGTGCCCAAGGCGATCACGTCGAACCGAAGTCAGGTTGATAGCCTGATCACGTACATCGGCGTGGACGACCTTGAGTATTACAAGAAGACCAACATCTTCATCGTCAAGGAACGACTCACGCATTACCTCGACAAGGTCTTGCTACCTGATATCGTTGTCCCTGTAGTCATCAAAAACTACACGGATGACGATATTGCGTTGAAGAACGGAGTTGTCGTTGGCGATCAGCCTCTTGGGAGGTTGCTCACCGAGCTGCAATCCAACCCTCGTATCCAAATCGTAGAGATCGCTTCCTGATCCTGGAGTATTTTCATGCTGAAAAATGGTAACCTCACCCTGCTTGGTGAGATTCGTGGCCTCAAGCCGCAGCGTCTCACCAGTGATCCGGTAGCCGAAGACCTGAAGGTAGGTCTGGTTTGGGTCAACACCACCGACAAAGCTCTGCGCTGGTACGATGGTGAAGAGGTCCTGACCGTCGCCTCCGGTGGCAACCTCGACAACTACCTGTCGCTCGACGGCGGTACCCTGACTGGCCCTCTGATCCTGAGCGGCCCAGGCACCGAAGACCTGAACCCTGCCAGCTTCAAGCAACTGACCGATGGTCTGGGCGCCAAGCAGGATGAAATCACCGGTGCTGCTTCGACCGTTGCAACTCTGGACCTGGCTCCAAGCGTAGTTGTCGTGTCCGACGCTGACGGCAAGATCACTGGCAGCGCGACTGTCAACGTCGAAGAACTGGGCTACCTGGACGGCGTCACTTCTGCCATTCAGGGCCAGATCGACGGCAAGCAAGCCTCGCTGGGCTTCACCCCGCTGAACAAAGCTGGCGATGCCATCAACGGCAACCTGAACTTCGGCGGCACCAACACCGCGAAGAATCTGGCGGCTCCAGTTGATCCGACTGACCCTGTTCGTCTGATCGACATTGACAACCTGAAAGCTGACCTGGACTTCCAAGCGGACGTTCTGGCTACTCAGGTTGACGCCAGCACCATCCCGGACCTGAGCAACACTCTGCCGGACAGCGCT